AATGATTAAAGGATTTAAAATCCCAAATACAACGTTCAAAGTTAGAACTGGCGATTCGGTCTTAGATGACGGTTGCAGTTTTGATGAAGGTATGTGGACGACAATGACAACAGATGACTACTTCAAAGGTAGACGTGTTGTGTTGTTTAGTTTACCGGGTGCGTTTACCCCAACATGTACGTCAACACAATTACCAAGTTTTGAAGAAAACTATAATACTATTAAATCATTAGGTATTGATGAAGTATATTGTTGTTCAGTTAATGACACATTTGTAATGAATGCATGGGCTGAAATACTCAAAGTTAATAATGTAAAAGTTATTCCAGATGGTAGTGGAAACTTTACACGTTACATGGGTATGCTTATTGGAAAGAATCATAGAGGCTTTGGAAACAGAAGTTGGAGATACATGGCTGTTATTAATGACGGCGTTGTAGAACAATGGTGGCAAGAGCCTGGAATCAATAATAACGGTGAAGATGATGATCCGTATATTGAAACAACTCCAGAAAATATGATGGCATACTTAAAAACGTCTTTTGAACCAAAGAACAGACTTGAGCAACAGGCTACATTAAGTTCAGAAGCAGTGGCTGTAGAATAATGCATCATCAAACAGACACATTACACCCGAGTGAATTTTTTAGTATCTTTCCTACTTGTGTAGGTATGTTTGATCTAACACAATTCCATCCGGCAGAAGAACAAAAAGTATATAACCTAATTAATTTAGACAGTGTAGAAGAAAACGTATTAGAGACACTGCCTTTATTAAAGAAATCAATTAACGATTGTATCAAAGCATATACAAATGAGTATAGTGTTGAGTATCACGAATTAGCAGATTCAAAATATGAAACTATTGAGTCTGGTAAAGGTATTGAACCAAAAGCATATGATAACAGTCTGTTTGTTGGTCACTACTTTCCAACTGCACAGAAGGAGAGTATTGATTTGATTGTTGAAGCACCTTTTAACAATCCAATAGCGACTCCAGTGGACAAATCACTGAGTCTATATACAGCACCAAGCGAGAAGTTTATTATCGACAAAGGTCGATTAATTTTAACTCCTGCACATTTGGTAAGATATATTACGCCAAATAAATTGGAACATGCTGTAAACATGATTACATTTACAACTAAGGTCGTAGAACAGGACAAGATTACTTACAATGACTAAGAAAGAACAAAAGATACTGTTCGGCAGTGTTCTTAGGGTGACCTATACAACTTTTGGTTACATTAGTGTTTGACTTTGTTTGCAAATTAGTGTATAATGTAATAGTTGGTAGAGATAGTATCTTTATCAAGACTTGAGTAAACTTTAATTATATATAAGGAGAAGTTATAATGACTAAAACTACAATTCAAGAAAGAGTACTTACTGCACTCGAAAGCGGTAAAGCACTAACAAGTGCAGATATCAAGAATAGATTTAAGGCTGGTAACCCACAAGCGGTAATCCAAGCACTTAAATTTGCTGGACACCCAGTGTTCTTGAATTCAAGAAAAAACAGCAGAGGTACGAAAGTATCAAGATACGTAATGGGAACTAAGGCTCCTAAAGCAGTTATCGGTGCTGGTTACAAAGCAATGGCAAAAGGTCTATTAGACAACTAATAGCATTTGTTATTTTCTTAAATAGGCGGCTTTATGTCGCCTATTTTTTTGACTTTTTAAAACTACTCTAATAAATAAGTGTAGTTAAACTACAGAGACTATTATGGCATACTCCGAAAAAGTACTTGACCATTACGAAAATCCACGCAACGTAGGTTCTTTCGACCCAAAACAGCAAAACATAGGAACAGGTATGGTAGGTGCTCCTGCATGTGGTGATGTAATGAAATTACAAATCCAGGTTGAAGATGACGTTATTGTAGATGCTAAATTTAAAACTTATGGTTGCGGTAGTGCAATAGCAAGTTCAAGTTTAGTAACACAAATGGTAAAAGGCATGACATTAGATCAAGCATCAGAAGTTAAGAATATGGACATTGTAGAAGAACTTGCTTTACCGCCAGTTAAGATACATTGCAGTGTACTTGCCGAAGATGCAATCAAATCAGCAATAAAAGACTACCAGACTAAGACTAAATAGATATACAACGTTCAGCCGAAAAAAGGCCGGAAGTAGGCGCAAAGCCGAAGGAACGCACTTAACTGTAAAAAGGAGAGTGTAATGAACAGATACGATTACCTACTTAAATCATACCGTGAGCAAAAAATGAGAGAACGCAAGGAGAAAATCCTTATGAAAACTCGCTCTGAAGTAAACGTGTATGGAAATGGTACGACTGGGTATACTGTTACAACTGGACCAAATACTGGTAAAGTTTTGAAACATATATCGATTAACCATGATAACAAGTAACCAAAATAATACTTGACAATACGGGTGCAATCTTATATACTATTCATAACAAAGGAGATGTTATGGAAAATATAAAAAACTGGTTAGTTGCTGAGAAGGAAAGCATTATCGAGTACCAAAAGAATAGTTGGGAACAAGGTAAAGCACAGTTGGCAGAAAATGGCCAGAGTATATCAGAAGCAGTTGAAAAAGTTTCAAACTTTATTCAATCATCTTTGATGTAATTCGACTGCACCCGTAGCTCATCTGGATAGAGCGCCACTTTGCGGAAGTGGAGGTAATAGGTTCGAGTCCTGTCGGGTGCGCCAAATGATAAATAACGAGAAGGAAAATTAAGCTCAGAACACTGAGCAAGTTTTTTTTTGACAAATAACTCAGAAGGAAAAGAAATGACGCAGTTAATATCCCCAAATAAATTTACGAACACAGTTGGCCTTTTAAGGTCATTTTTTTTGGACAAAGGATTCTTAGAAGTCCATACCCAAAACAGACTAAGCATACTTGCCGCATGTGAAGATCCATTCAATGTAGCAACATACCAATACGCAGGCAACACTTGGCCATTGCCGCAAACAGGCCAGATGTGGTTAGAACATGAATTATTAAGTAGCCCCGATAGTAAGGGGTTTTTTTGTGTCTCCACTTCCTATAGACAAGAGCCTAATGCAATACCAGGCAGACATGATATAATATTTCCAATGTTTGAATTTGAGATGCCAGGTAGCATTGATGATCTTAAAGCAATGGAGTATGAACTATGTGAATACTTAGGCTTTGGTAACATTACAGAAAAGACTTATAGAGACTGGCAAGAGCATTACGGACTTGACTGGATCAAAGAGATGGACGCTGAACATGAATTAAAGATGGCGGCAGACTTTGGTCAAACAATGATTACAGACTTTCCAGAGATGACATCACCGTTTTGGAATATGAGTAGAAACGATGGCGGCGGCACAAGTAAAAAGATTGACGTTATCTTAGGTGGTATGGAAACTATTGGGTCAGCAGAGCGTTCATGTGACGTTGACATGATGCGTAATACATTCCACACAATTACAGATGGTGCTTATAGTGAACTACTGTTTAAACTGTTTGGCAAAGAACGTGTAGTAGCAGAACTTGAAAAGTTTTTAGAGTTTGACTTCTTTCAAAGAGTAGGCGGTGGTATAGGTATTACACGTATGATCCCGGCATTAGAAAAGATCAATAAGATATAAAACTAATCTGGGGTGGTGAAATCGGTAAACACGCACGATTGTTTCTCGTGTGACGAAAGTCTTGGAGGTTCGAGTCCTTCCCCCAGAGCCAACTATTACCTAATAGATACACACTATTAGACTTAGACATTTTTCTGTGCTATAATAATTTAAATATAGCATAAGGAGAAACCATGCCACCACGTAATCATAAGAGTTGGTTAGCACAACCAAACGTAGAATCAATCAGCAGTTCAGCATATAACGATCCAGAAGTATTTGCACAAGAGCAAGAACGTATCTTTTCAAAGGTATGGGTACCTATGTGTCACAAATCGGAAATGCCTGAGCCAGGTAATTTTAGAACAACACAAATTGCAGGAGTTAATGTTATTGCAGTCAATAACGGTGACTCAATTAAGTCTTATTTGAATACAGGTAAGTTTAATACACCTTCAGGAACAATGACACGAGTAGAGTTTTTAATGGACGACTATACTCCGTTACCTACAGAAGTAAAACACGGAGGTATGGTATGGACAACACTTGATCCTAATCCTACGCAGAGTGTAGAAGAATGGACAGCAGGAGCATTTGATTGTATTGCAGATGCTATTGACACAGAAGAAATGGAAGTGTTCCATTACCACAAAGCAATCATAGATACAAACTACAAACTATGGCATGATACTAACAGTGAATTCTATCATGACTTCATGCACTACTTTAATCGTGTAAGTGGATTCAACGATGAATACTTTGCACGTAAGAATATACCTTTTGACAACGGTCATGTAAACGTAAGCAGTTTCACAGTAAACTATGAGGAGTATGACGGCTTCGAAGATAGAGGTGAACTGTCCTTTCCTAATCTACCACCCAACCAATGGTATATGGTAGACTTGTTTCCCGGATTTAATTTTAATCTACGTGGAAGTGCATATCGTTCAGACTCAGTAACTCCATTAGGTCCTAACCGTGTACTGATTGAGTTTAGGGGATACGGACTAAAAAAAGATACTAAAGAAGAACGTTTGACACGAATCAAACATCACAACAGTATATGGGGACCATTTGGTCGCAACCTCCATGAGGATCTAATTGGAGTTGCTGGGCAAGGAACAACTATGCGTGAAGGTACAGAGAACAGACGTGTACTGCATGGTAGACATGAGAACGGTACTATACATGATGAAGTTGGTATGCGCCATTACTATACCGAATGGGGTAAGTATTTGGATATTAATCCTTATCAATAATTGAACTAATTCCGGTTGACAACTGTATACTTTGACTGTATATTAAATATAATAACAGTTAAGGACGACTCTATGTGGAAAGACAAACATTTTGAAATGCCTCCAGAAGAGGATAGAGCAGACAAGTTCTCATTCTTTGTATCTATGGTCGGAATAACTATTACTTGTATTATGACACAATCTCCTACATTAATGGTAATTGTAGGATTAGGATTGTATATCGGTATTAGGTGGTCAAGAGCATTATGATAGATAAATCAAATATGACTCCACAAGAATTGTTTGAATACAAACTTAGATGGAAGCCTGGTGTAACTGTTGACGTACACAGTGATCTACATATACAATGTAAAGATTGGTGCAGACGTAACATGCAACGTTGGGAATGGGGTATGGACACATGGACATACGTATATTCGCACTCTTATCATTTTGAAACACAAGAGAAAGCGGATGAATTTAAAACTGAATTTAGAGAATGGGTTGACAAAGGTAAAACATGAAAATTAAATTAGAAGTTGAACTGGATACTGAAAAAGATCAAGACAACAACTTGTTAGAAGAGATATTAGATCTTATTGAACGTATTAGAGAAAATGAAGGGGATTAATTTTGTGGGATATTTGGTGCAAGGCCATAGGAACAAAAGCATATGAAGATAACAATAAGGCTGACAGAGTGGCAATTATACGCACCGCGTGGGTGTTGCTACACATTCTTACTTGCCTTGCTATTATCTTAAATGCAATAGCAAATCATGGTACAAAGTTATTTGGATTTGGATAAAAAAGAGGTTGACTTTTTGGTATTTAGATCATATAATAGTAACATAATTAGGCAAATGAACAGAGGCAAATAATATGAGAACACAACCACAGGACGTAATTTACAAACTTGAACAGCACAACGGTAGGTTAGACAAAGAAACTATCGTGTTCAGTGCTATGGGTGAAGGACTTGATGAGTTCTTCGAAGGTGTAACAATGGCACTTGACCCACTTGTAACATTTGGCGTTAAACAAGTTCCAGAGAAAGCAGAGAATGAAGTGCTATCAGCACAAGGTTGTGCTTGGCCAGTATTCAAAGAACTTGCAGATAAACTAATTGCAAGAGAACTTACAGGACATGCGGCACGTGATGCTATTGAACTTGTAATGAGTTCAGCAACGGCAGATCAGTGGAATGGTTTTTATCGTAGGATCCTTATTAAAGATTTACGTTGTGGAGTAAGTGAAAAGACAGTAAACAAAGTTGCTAAAAGATTTAACATGAAGGGCGAAACAAAATATGTTATCCCTACATTCACTTGTGCATTAGCACACGACTCTGCCAATCATGAAAAGAAGATGTCAGGCAAGAAACAAATTGAAGTTAAACTTGATGGCGTAAGAGTTATTACAATTATACAAGGTGACAAAGTAGAAATGTTTAGTCGTAATGGTAAGCAGTTTCATAACTTTGATCACATTATTGAAGAAATTAAAACAGTACTCAAAGATAAGCCTGCACCATATGACCTTGTGTTAGACGGTGAGGTAATGAGTGCTAACTTCCAAGACTTAATGAAACAGGTACATAGAAAGAGTGGTGGTACAGCCAAAGATGCAGTATTGCATTTGTTTGACACTATCCCATTATCCGATTTCAAACAAGGTGGTTGGGACAAACCACAGTCAACAAGAAGTGCAATTACTAAACATTGGGTAGAAAGCAACCAGGACGTTTTAAAGCACGTACAAGCACTTGAGTGGGAAGATGTAGACTTAGACACTCCCGAAGGCCAAGAACGCTTTGTAGAGCTTAATAAGACGGCTGTAGACGGTGGTTATGAAGGTGTAATGATCAAAGACATTGATGCACCCTACGAATGCAAACGTACACATGCTTGGTTAAAGGCAAAACCATTTATTGAGATTACACTAAAAGTCGTTGACGTCGAGGAAGGCACTGGACGTAATGCGGGAAGATTAGGTGCCGTAATAGTAGAAGGAGAAGATGATGGATACAATTATCACCTTAACTGTGGGAGCGGCTTCACTGATAGTCAACGTGATGAGTACTGGACTGCACGTGATAGTCTCATTGGTCAGTTAATTGAAATTAGAGCAGACGCTCGAACTAAGTCGCAAGACTCGGAAACGTATAGTTTACGTTTCCCAAGATTTAAGTCGTTTCGTGAGTATAAAGGAGAAAAAGCATGAGACAGTTTGTAGTAGATAGTTGGAACAGTGTTATGGATATGGAACACAATCCGTTAAAGAACATTCCTGACTTGATGGTTAGACACATGGTTATGCAGATTTTAGCATTCATGTGGTCAAGTGTATTTGCTATTATGGTTATTAATAGTATTACGGCATTTATGTATAGTGCCATTGGACACGTAATTTTTGTTGCCGCAGTTGTTATTACTGTTGCTACATTTAAAGTTGCAGAAACCAACCCAGGTGCATTTAGGTTTAAGAATGGGTATCATTCACATGGTAGAGGTAGAAATTATACTATCTATCGTGACAAGAATGGTATTGCACATAAGGTGCCATTGGATCCAAATGATCCTGGTGGGGAACACGAATAGGAGTAAGTATGAAAATAGTAAACAAAGATCCGGGTGATGGTCACTTTGCGGTCAGTATTGTAAAAAGTATTTTTAGATTTGTAGCATCAGGTTTACTTGCCTGGGCAGGATATAACTTGTGGACAGGTGAAATGATGTATACAGATTTTTTTGTAACTGAAGTAGGGTTTCTAATGATGTTGTCAGGTATAATGTTATTCCTTGCTGAAGTACTTGGTATTGTAGAGGAGATAGTATAATGAAAGAAGGTCCAATGAAGCAACACGTTGAACGTGACACTGAAGGTATGGTAAAAGCAGAGTATACCACATACACAATGAAAGATGGTATGTTCATCAAAGAAACTTCAGTACGTAACTTCCAAAAGAATGGTGACTATCACGATTCGTTTTATAGCGATCCATTAGTTAGCCTTAAACCAGAGTAGTCGTATGAGAGTGGACGACAATACATGGCCCGACATCTCATTTGCCCCCAAAATCAATCCTTGGAAATCCTTTGTTCAAGAGATTTGGATGAAGCATAAAGATGAGATCATGGAGTGGGAACAACGCCAAGTTGATTACACTTTACAAGATTATTATCTACAACATAAATGGTTTTTACGAAGACTGTTTAGAGCCGAAGGTGGTAAAGTAAACACCGAACAAGAATAGTTATAAGCCATTTTTGCTTGACTTTTAATTATTAGACTATATAATATACAAAACGTGAGGAGATTTACAAATGGCATTGACCGCCCTAAAAGGAAAAACATCGAGAAGGAAGAAGCCTGTTCGCAGACAAAAGAGTGTTACAGGTGAGGTGTTGTGGACGGAAGAAGAACTAAAGGACTGCACTCCAGAGAACTTCGGCAGAAAGTCAACCAGAGCATTAGACTATTATCGATTAGAATGTAAAGGAACAGACTTTAAACGTTGGACTCTTGAATACATGGAGAAGAGCGATAAGTGGCGTCAGTCTGTAGACAGTTTTAAAAAGGTTCCTGAAAACCGCTTTAACAGTACACTTGGTGGTATGTGTAGAATGATACAGTTAGGTAGACCTAACGTCAATGAAGCATACAATAAGTATTGGGAAAGTTTACCAGGTACAATGGGTACTCCTAAACCATTGAATGTTAGTATTGATGTTTGGCTCGGTGAACTGCAATTTAAAGCACAAGCATTCGCAACTGAAGAAGCAGAAGCAAAAGCAGAAGAAGAAAAAAAGAAAAAAGCACACCAGCCTACTATACAAGAACGTATCTGGGCACAGATGTGTATTATGGACGACAAGCCACAGGGTTGGTTAGATGAATGGTCTGATGATCCATTGAAGTTTAACCCTAAAGGTTTTGACTTTAAAAAGCATTTTTATGAATTTAAAGTAACACAGGCTCATGCAAGAAAAATAAAAGAGTGTTACTTGCCTGAGATTAAAGAACTTAATGAAGTACTTGATCCACCTAAACTACCTGCAGACGCAACCGATCAAGAAAAGGATTGGGCTTCGCAGTTAAAAGAAGGTTATGCAATCTTTACTAAGAATGATATTAAGAAGAAACTACAGGCACTGAATGCGTATATGGGTGCATTAGACGTAGTTATCGAAACTGCTAAGGCCACACGTAAGCCTCGTAAGAAACGTTCAATTAGCAAAGAGAAACTAATTGCTAAACTTAAATTTGCACTTAACGATAGTAAGTTTGCATTAGCAAGTATCAACCCTATTGAGATTCCAGGCTGTAACGAACTTTGGGTGTTTAATACTAAGACACGTAAACTTGGAAAATATATTGCTAAAACTATTGACCCATTAGGACAAGAACGTGAAGGTACTGGCCTAAGTATAAAAGGAACTACTATTACACAGTTCAATGAAGAAACCAGCATACAAAAGACTTTACGTAAGCCAGACGAAAAACTAAAAGAGTTTAAAGACACTGGTAAACGTAAGTTACCTGAATTCTTAGATACTATTAATGCAGTGGATATTAAACTTAATGGTAGGATTAATCCGGACACTATACTTCTAAAGGCAGTTAGATAAATACTATTATGCAATATAGTGACATAGATAATAACGAAATTACAAAGATAAAACAGGGGCTAATCGAACTTGGCAATAGTATTGAGATCATTGCCGGTAGAGTTGTACCTGTTCAAAGAATTGAAGATCGCCAACTGACTGGTAATGCTATTCAGGGTGGTAAGATTACACAATTCAGAAGTACTGGTATTACTGACCAAGCAAACAAAACTGTTTTGCTTGTAGATAATACAGGTGTTACTACAGACACTATATCTGTAAAGACACTTGAAGGTGACGTTGCACTTAATGGCAACATGAAAGTTGATGGACACCTTGAAGTAAACAGCCTACACGTAAATGAATTAACTGCTGACGTTAGACAAGAGCGAAGCAGTTCATTAACATTTGATACACAAAATGGTAACTCACCAATAGGCAAAGGCTTAGTCTGGCAAGACGGCGACAATGCTAAATCATTTATACTACAAACAAATCCAGATAGACTCTGGAGTAGTAACACTGTCGACTTGCATAGAGAAGCAAACTACTCAATTGATAACGTACCTGTAATTACTGCAACATCATTAGGTGAAACAGTTCTAAGTTCTAAACTTAGATCAGTTGGCAGACTACAAGGATTAACTGTTGACGGAGACTTAAACATAGATGATTTTGTTTTCTGGGACAGTGGAGCAATGCGTATGTCAATTGGAACAGAATCACCGAACGGACAATTAAGTATTAGTAGTGAAGTTACAGAATTTATTGTTGAACCAGAATATGAAACAGTAAAAGTTGGAACTTACAGTACAAGTGAATTAAAAATTATCACTGATAATACAACACGGATTGGAATATCACCATACGGACATGTAACAATGGGTTCAGCAGAAAACACTGAAACTAAGATTAGCATGTTTGGTAAAGTAGGTATTGGCGTAGCAAATCCAAGTGCTAACTTTGAAGTAGCAGGTCCTATTAAGTTTGAAGGGAAGAAGTTTGCAACAGGTAATGACGCTCCACAAGACGGATTATGGAAAACAGGCGACATTATTTGGAACAATACACCAGAAGCGGGTGGTTGGATAGGCTGGATTTGTGTACGCGAAGGAACCCCAGGACTATGGAAACCATTCGGTAATATCGAAGGGTAGTCCATGAAAAATAATAAATTAAAAAGACAGGTTAAAGCCTGGAGTTGGATAGGTAAGGTTCTACCTTTAAGTACCCTGTTCGCAGTAGTATTAATAATTGTATTTGATTTTCAAACAGCATTAGAATGGACCATTGGTAGTATTGCTATAGCATTTGGCGTAGTAGCATTTACTTGGTGGTGGTGGGTAATTTACGCAGTTAAAGAACTTAACCAGTTACTATCAACTACAACAGAACGTTTTGAGCAAGTGATGAAAGACATCAGAGATCTTAAAGACGACTTCCGTAAAAATAAAAAATAATATTACGCTATTACTGCGTTTTGAACTGCAATTGGCAACCAACCGTTAGCACCGTATATCAATGTAACACTATCGTGTACAGCATCAAATGTAATAGTTGTTCCATTTGCAAGTGTAGTTGGAGTAACTGTTGCATCACCGCCATCTACTACCATACTAATAATTTTCATTTGTCCTAATGCGCCGTTTGCCAGTGTGTATGCATCTGCGCCAGTAGTTGTAATTTCTGTGTGTAGTGTTGTTAGGTTAATTACACCTGGTCCACTAATAGTTTGTCTACTACCAGTAAAGGCACCTGCCGCTGTTAACGGACCAGATATAATTACTTCACCTGAAATTGATCCAGGTTCAATAGTAATATCTCCAGCCGCTCCAGCACCCTGTTGTATCTTAGTTGTTGATACATAATGAGAAGTACTTACAGATATTGGTCTGTCAACTGAGATCCAATTTTGAGTGTCATCAAAGTAGAACATTCTCGTACCGTCTTCGTTGTTAAACTCTAATCTGTTATTGTTATTTGTAATGGTTCCTGCTAAAGTGGCACCATCATCACTGTAAAATGCTAAATCACCATTGATCTGAGTATCAACTAAACTTAATGATCCATCTACCTGTTGACGATAAATTTCCCAAGTATTAGTATGTGTTCTATAGAATGTGTATTCATATATGTTTAATGAACTTATTGCACTTGAAACAGCACCTAAATCTGTTGGTGTCTGTGTAACACCATTAACTTCTATCGTAGGAATATAAGCAGTACCACCTTGTAGGATATGTATTCTTACACGTCTTACTCTTTGTGTGCTTGTTTCAAGTCCTGTAAAGTTTGCAACAAGAGCACCACTTGGTGCGTTCCAATAAACGTTCGGTGTGTCAGTTGTATCAATTTCATATGTTCCAGTTGATACGTTTGTGTACAACATTTTTTCTTGGGCACCTGGACTTGAACGTAATTCTCTTTCAAGTGTTACTGGACTTGCTATTGCAAAAGGTTGTGCCGCATTGGCTACATTAGAAAGTTTACCATTAACGTCTACACCCACACCACTATTAAATGCAATGCTTGTATCTGATACAATCGTTAATGCACCTGTTCTGTTTATGTTTGCATTTACTTCACCAACTATCTGATTGGCCGTAGCATCAATTAACTGTGATGTACCGTTTGTTCCGTATGCATCACTCATCATCTTGAAGCCTGTGATGTTTCCGTTAGTAATAGTACCTATGGTGTCAGTAAAGTTACCTGCTTCAAGATTAGCAGTTGTAACCTGAGCATTATTAACTTCACCTATGACAGTTCCGTTGTTGTCAATTATAGTAGTTGAGTCTGGTCCATATACTGAACCTGTCAAGTCTCCTACAAACCCAGCAGTGCCTTGAATAACTGTGTTTACAGGACTGTTGATGTTAATACCGTTTACTGCTGAGAGTGTTAAGGCTTCGCCAGCATCAATAAGTGTATTACCAAAATCACTGTAATAGTATGCGTCATTTCCTGAATTTACAGTTAGATCGTAAGGATTAGAAGACTCTATATTAAGAGTATTACCAGATACTATAGAAATAGTACCTGCACCTAATGTAAATGCATCAGTACCTCTGTTAATGTTAGCATCAACAGTACCATATATAATTCCGTTAATAGCATCAACAAGTAATGTACTATCGTCTGAATAAAGTGAACCAGTTAAGTCGCCATCAAATGTTCCTTGTAGATGTCCGTGGAACGTATTAGCATAAACATTATCATATGGCTCACTGCCTCTACCAATGTCATTTACTCCTAAAGGAGCAAGGTCACGTGTTCTTACTGTACCAGTACCGCTTTCAGTTCTTAGTACAGGATTATCTGTAATCTCAATTATTTCATAGTATGCTTGAAGTTCAAGTGTAATAGTTCCTGTGTTACCTGAGATAGTGTACACAACTCTATATTGACCACCACTGTTATCTGCTTCATTGTATAGGTTTGAGAATTCGTATGGTACACCTGCTACACCTGAAACTGTATCAAGTGTTGTCCAAGTAACACCGTTGAATCTTTGTATACTTGCCGATACTGCTGTTGCGGCTGTTCCACTATCTAATTGGTAACCTACTGTATATTGCAGTACACCTTTAGATGGTTTACTGTTAAATGTAAATGTCTTTGTAATAGTGTTAGATGTAATTTCTTTTTGATCTATTGCAAGTCTAAGTGCATTGCCTACTGTACCAGTACCTAAAAATTCTGATGTTGGAGAAACAAATCCATCTTCAGTTGTATTACTTGTAATGTTTCCAACTTCAATATCTTGTATGTAAAGTTGATTAGTAGTAATAGCATTTCTTTTTGTTACAGTGTGTAATGTGTCTATTTCCGCTACTGCAAAAGAACCAATTTCAATTTCGTTTGCGTTCTTTCTTGTTAGTTGTATTCCGCCTGCCGCTGATAATTCAACATGAGTTGTTGCGGCATTTACATCTGTTAATTCTATCTTTGTTGTACCTGGTGGTACATCTAAACTGTAGTTAACGTCAATCATCATAATGTCGTCGCCAGCAGTAGTTGTTATAGTACCGCCTTGTCCAACGTTGTCATGTGATCCGTAATAAAATGTTGTTGGTGATGAATCGTTTAATTCAATTTTTACTTGTCGAGTAGTTGCACTTGTAAATCCAAGTTTGTAATTGGCCTTAGTTACTGATACATCATCAAGCAAGTAAGTTACACCTGTTGTATATTCTTCTCCGCTAATAGCACCACTTACAGCACCGTCGGCTGTATTACTAAACACAAGTGGACTTAGGTATCCGCCATATGATGCATTAGTGGCATCACTTTGATCGAATGTATATGTACTACCTCTTGCTAAGGTAAGTGGTTTTTGTTCTACACCATCAAGGTAGTAAGCACCCATTGCCAATCCGCCGCCTGTATCAAAACCTACTGTAACGGTTATAGTTGCACCTGGATTAACTGTTGGGACGTTCCAACTAACTCCATCACCTCTACGAATCGTTAAACTATCATTAACATTGTCTGCTTCAAGTCGTTGTTCGAGAGTTGACCCATCGGGTGAATAAAGTTTGATGTATCTAAATATATCGTAAATTGCTGTCGGCATTTCAGTATTGTTCCTATTAACAGTAGTATTTATTAAATAATTGCATGTTAGTAGTAGGCAACGGAGAAAGCCGTAGAGGCATCGTATTAGACCACTTAATGGTTCCTAAAGTAGGCTGTAATGCTATCTTTAGAGAAGCAAAAGTGCTTCATATTGTGTGTTGTGACCAACGCATGGCCCAAGAAGCAGTCAATAACTTTGTAAACTTAAAGTCGGGTATCTGGACACGCTTAGATTGGTTAGAACATTTTAGAGGAAAACACAATGTAAATTGTGTTCCTGGACTATGGTATGCAACTGATGAAAAACGTGATCAACCTTTCCATTGGGGAAGTGGATCGTATGCAGTATTAATTGCTTGTATGCAATCTGAACACAATGATACTGTTGACTTATTAGGTTTTGACTTGTATGGTATTGATAACAAAGTAAACAATATGTTCAAAGGCTCACGTAACTATGCAGATGCAGATTCAAAAGAAATTGACCCTTCTTTTTGGATACATCAAATAGGCAAAGTTATGGAACACTACTCTGCTAAGAAGTTTAGAGTATTCAATAAAGAAGGTTGGCAAATGCCTGATAAATGGAAACTTAATAACGTAGAATTTTACAACATTGAGGAACTTGAGAATGTCCTATAATCAAGAAGACCTTGCACTATTTCCTACACTTGTAAGTGCATTTGATCTAAGCGGTCATTCACAGATACAAACATGTCTTGATATAATTGAAAAAGCCGAAACTGGCGACCATGCATTAATACTTGGTGGCAAAAGTAGTTTTATTAAAGGCGACGAAGAATTTTTATTTAACTCTGAACTTACAAAATTAAGAACTGATATCCAAAACTGTATTGACAGTTATGCAAAAACCGCAGGACTTGAACCAACTATTTTAGGAACAAGTTGGTTTAACATAATGGCCGAAGGTGGACAAGTTGATAAGCATAGACACGAAGGTAGTGTTGTTAGTGGAGCATTTTATCCACATGTTGAAGACGATAGTTGTCCATTAATTTTTGAATCGCCGTTAAGACCTTTGAGAATGAATGATGTATTTGATGCACAAAATTCATTCAGTAGTTACTTTGCAAGTTGCAAACCAAGATCGGGATTACTATTAATATTTCCAAGTTGGCTTGAACATAAGACTGATCCAAATACTTCAACAAAACGAATTACAGTAAGTTTCAATACTATGCGTAAGAATTTGATTCCGCTTGTTGCCGCGAAGATGCACCATTATGGTAATTTTCCGGTTGACAAGGGTAATTAATTATTGTATAATTAATACATGAATAAAGAGGACTTAAAGACGTCGACCCTCTCTAAATACTCCGCCGTTACACATATAGGAGAAGATAATGGGAAAACATTATAGCACAAAACATTACGGACATAACATTGGGTTGAGTGCCGTCTTTAGACAACCAAACGCAGATCATTCACACTGTCATTTGTTACATGGATATTCATTAGCATTTACATTTACTTTTGGTTGCGATGAATTAGATAACAAAAATTGGGCAGTTGACTTTGGAGGATTAAAACCTTTGAAAGCATGGCTTGAAGACAGTTTTGATCATAAGACTTGTGTTGATATTAATGATCCGCACAAACAAGATTTTTATGATTTACAAGATAAAGACTTGTGTGAAGTAAGAGAGTTTGATGGTGTAGGTGCAGAGAAGTTTGCCGAACACGCCTTTAACTTTGCAGACAAACTTATAAGAGAAAAAACAGATAACAGATGTTATGTTATAAAAGTTGAGTGTGCAGAACACGGTGCCAATTCAGCAATCTACGAAGGATAACTAATGAAGAACTATGTTGTATGCCTAAAGTGGGGCGACAAGTATAGTGCAGATTATGTTAACGTGTTAGCCAATATGGTAGCACGTAATACCACAGTACCTTACGAGTTTGTTTGCTTTACAGATAACAGTAATGGTATTCAAGCAGGTGTAAGAGTATTGCCACTACCTAACTTACCAATAACAGGTTGGTGGTACAAACCTTACTTCTTTTGCCCACAACTTCCAATCAAAGGTAATTTACTTTACTTTGATCTTGATGTTATTATTTTTAATAACATTGACAATCTCTTTACGTACAATCCAGATTATTTTTGTATTATAAGAGACTTCAATAGACACCTTAGACCAGACTGGAAGAAGATGAATAGCAGTGTGTTTAGATTACGATCCGGAACACAAGAACATGTATGGACGCAGTTTGAAAAAGATAACTTTGTAGTTACTAAAAGATTACACGGAGACCAAGATTGGATTTTCAATCAAGTACGTGATACTTTTTGTTTCTGGCCAGATGAATGGATACAAAGTTACAAATGGGAAATGCGTAACAAGCCGCCAATGAGTAGAATCAATGGTGTTCGAAACTTTAACGTACCTGGCGAACCTATTATAAAACCTGAAACAAGTGTAGCAGTGTTTCACGGAGAACCACACCCTCACAATAGTGTCGACCAATGGTGCAAGGACAACTGGAAATAATGAAATTTGTTTTTGACGTAGATGGAACTCTTACCCCCAGCCGCTCTCCTATTAATAAAGAATTTGAAGAATGGTTTTATAACTTTACTAATAGACACAAAGTCTATCTTGTTACAGGTAGCGACTATGAAAAAACTATAGAGCAATTAGGCGAACGTATATGCGAGTCTGTTGATACTGTTTATAATTGTAGTGGTAGCAGTGTATGGAAACAAGGTAAAAATGTTTATAATAATGATTGGCATTTGCCAATAACTGAAAGATCATTTTTATTGCAGTGCTTATCTAAAAGTAAATTTGTATTGCGTACAGGATTACACATTGAAGAACGTAAAGGTATGATTAACTTTAGTGTTGTAGGTCGTAATGCTACATTAGGTGAACGTAAATTATACGTCAAGTGGGACACTGAACAGAAAGAGCGTAATCGAATTGCGTCAGAGTTTAATAGTATGTTTCCTAATTTGGTTGCAACCGTAGGAGGTGACACTGGTATAGACATTAGTCCTCGTGGCAGTGATAAAAGCCAAATACTAAGAGATTTTGATAAAGAAGAAATTGTATTTTTTGGAGATGCCATGTACGAAGGCGGTAACGACTATCCGTTGGCAAAAGCAATACTTGACAACTGTATAGGAAGATGTTATACTGTTAACAGTTGGAATAGAACATGGGATATATTAAAAGATTATGATTAAACGTATAGGTTTCGCATGTAAGTACATGCACCCTGATCAAACACAAAAGAAGAAGTTGTTAGAAGAAATACAACGACCTTTGAATACACGTTCAACTACAGTACAATGGTTGAACAGACAAACACGTGAAGTTGCTGAAGAACGACTGTGGGACATTATGGTCCATAACATACAATCGTATTTTAATCTTATTAACTATGTAGGAGGACTACCGAATGAACGTAGAATGGTTAGGTTGGGAAGTGACGTCCTACCTGTTTATACTCAGTCTGATTGGTCTTACTTCTGGCGCAAGCCTGATGTACGAAAATATTGCGAGACCAACTTCGCTCACGTCGGCGCAAAAGCTCGTGAACTTGATGTCAGGTTGTCTATGCATCCTGGTCAGTTTACTGTACTTGCGTCAGATAATCCTGACATCGTAAATAGAAGTATAGAGGAGTTTGAATATCATGTTGATTGCATCAGATGGATGGGCTACGGCCAATCATTCCAAGACTTTAAATGCAACGTCCATATATCAGGCAGGCAAGGTCCAGCCGGTATCATCAATGCTCTCCCAAGATTATCTCAAGAGGCGAGAAACGTTATTACGATCGAGAACGACGAGATGTCGTGGGGCATCGATGCGTCACTCGAACTTGAAAAACATGTCGCACTCGTACTTGACATACACCATCACTGGGTGCGTACAGGAGAATACATACAACCCTCCGACGATAGATATCATCGCGTAGTTGACAGTTGGCGTGGTGTACGTCCTACTATTCATTACAGTGTATCACGTGAAGACTTACTTGTAGGACATGATCCTAACGTATTACCTAACATGGACGATTTACTTGAACAAGGCTTTAAGAAACAAAAACTACGAGCTCACAGCGATATGATGTGGAATCATGCTGTTAATGACTGGGCTCTACAGTTTAACGACTCTGCAGACATTATGGTAGAGTCTAAACATAAGAACCTTGCTTCACACAGACTGTTAGAACATAAGGTAAATACAGTATGCGATTTAAACAAATCAAATCCTGTGAACGAACCAAAGCAAGAACTTGTCAGTGCGAAAGCCTAAGCAAGATTACTGAAGCAGAAGACTCAAATGTTGTAGCCGTATGTGACTTAGTCCATTCGGACACTGTTAAAGGTACTATCTTCTTTATGCAAGGACCAGGCACTGCTACTCTTATAAAGGGTAAGATAACTGGGTTAACTGAAGGTGAACATGGATTTCATGTACACGAATTTGGCGATTTATCCAACGGATGCGAGAGTGCAGGCGGGCATTATAATCCAGACGGGGTAAAGCATGGAGATCTCAAAAATGGCCATGTCGGTGATTTAGGAAATATCACAGCCGGATCTGACGGGATATCAGATTTTTCAATTAAGGCAGAACGTATTGACTTAATAGGCGAAAGAAGTATTATTGGTAGAGCAATAGTAGTTCACGAAAACACAGATGATTTGGGTAAAGGCGGAGACGCTGAATCGTTGAAAACCGGAAACGCAGGTGAGAGATTGGCTTGCGGGGTAATTACACTTACAAACGGAGAAAAGAAATGATATCATTTATTAAATCTCTCTTTGGTGCTGGAGAAAAGAAAACTTTGAAACTTTCAGATCACATTGCTAACAAGAAAGTTAAAGTTACAAAACAAGCACCTTTAATTTTGGTGCCATCTAAAGCAGACATGTCTAAGATGACAAAAGCAAAATTAGAAGAAATGGGTCGAACACACGGTATTGAGTTAGACAAACGTCTTACAAAAGATAAACTTGTAACTCAATTACGTAAACACATGAACGACAAAAACAAAGGGTAAACAAATGAAAAATTGGATTCAAAACAGACTTGATGAACGAACTTCTTGGGACGGCGCTATGCTTGTCGCAGTAGGAGTTATTGTCCTAATTGCAGGACCATTTGCTAAATTAGCGGCATACGCGGCAATTGGCTACGGTGCTTGGACTATTTGGAAGTCTGAATAATTATAGTTGATCTATTGTAAGTAAACTATCCACAGTAGTGTTTAGTTTGCGCCTTTGCTCAGCACCTTTCTTTTGTGCAAAACGTTTAGGATCGCATTCTGGACACACGTGGTTATAAGCATTATCTAATCTTTTAGGATCTACTTGTCCTTTGTCGCGTTTAAATTCTTCGTGACAGTTATCACATTCAAATATTATTACAGTCTTAATACGCTTGTATGAATGTGGTTTGCCTTTTTTAGACTTCCTGCTGTACCACTTAACTTCTTGTTCTGTTCTATTAAACATACAAGTATTTACCTGTTTACATTCGGATTACAAAATATAAACTAAATAATAGTAAGGAAACAAAATGACAGCAGTAGTGCAACTAACAGAAAATGCAGTAGAACGCATGACAAATATGTTAAATGAAAACGATCAGCAAGTGGTACGTTTATCAATCAAAGGCGGCGGCTGTGCTGGTTTCACGTACGACTGGGCATTAGATACAGCATCACATAAAGGTGATGAAGTTATTAAACTGCCAAACGGAGAGTTTGCTATCGATGATACAAGTGTAATGTATTTGTTAGGTAGTACAATAGATTATAAAAAAGAAGTATTTGGTTCTTACTTCACAATAGAAAACCCTGCTTCAACATCAAGTTGTGGTTGTGGTGAGTCAATAGGATTTTAAAGTATGGCAAAACAAACAGTTAATATCGGTGTAGAAGGCAATGACGCTACCGGTGATAGTATTAGAGACGCCTTTAGTAAAGTAAACACAAACTTTAGTGAACTTTATGCAGTATTTGGACAAGGTGGTACTATTAGATTTACTGCACTTTCAGATACACCAGATGAATTAGGTGCTAACAAGATTCCGGTATCTAATGATACTGGTTCATCGTTATTAATGAAAACAGTTGAAGGTGGAACTGGTATTTTAATTGATAATACTGATCCTACTAAACTTGTTATTACAAACAGTGGTGGTTCAATTAGTTCAGACTTACAACCAACCATTGGTGGTTACTTAAATGGTTCAGGTAATTATACACTTGGTAACATTGGACCGATTACAGATCAATCAGCAACAGATTTTAACACAACACATTCAACACAAATTTCAATACATGATTTAGTTACTGATAAAAAATACAACGACAACAGATATCAAATTGAAGGCGCTCCAAATAGAATGAGAGCAGAGCCTGCTGATGGTACAGAGTATGCAAAAGTCATTGGTAGTTTTGTAAACAACAATGCTATTGTTTCATTACATGGTTACGACCATAGTATTAACGGACAAGGTTTCAAATACACAGTATCATTAGGTGATGCGGCGGCGGCTAACTTAACAGACACTACTGTTTACTACTTAAGGTATGTAAATGCTAATCAGTTAAGTTTACACCCAACAGCGACAGATGCTGTAAACAACACAAACAAAATTTTAGCAAACGCAGGAGCGGCAGGTAACCCAGGTGGTACACATACGCTAACTGACAACGAATACAATTCTGCATTATATGGATCATACTTAACAACAGAAGCATTACCAAGAAGTTCTACAGTACGTAGACAAGGTGATGACATGACCGGTCCACTTTACTTACATGACCATCCAGGTAACTTGGCAGGCAGTGGTACACCAAACGATGTAGATGATTTACAAGCGGCATCAAAGTTTTATGTTGATAATTCAAGTTTTACAAGTATTGTAGATTTATATGTTAGAACAAACGGAGATGATTCACAACAATTTTCACCAGTAGGTAAAGAAGGACGTAGTTTACAATTTGCTTACAAGTCAATTGGTAAAGCGGCTGAGAAAGCAGAAGAACTAATTGAAACATCACCGTTAGAGCCAGGTGCTTATGTACAAACAGTTACATATAACAATGGTGCGTCTGATAGTAGTATTACTGCCCAAACAATTACATCTCCACATACTGCAGGTGTTCCAGCGGCAACATTGCTAAGAGAAAACTTATCATTTATTAAGAAAGAAATTGTAGCATACGTTAGTGCAACATATCCTACATTCCAATACAACGAAGCAACTTGTGAAAGAGACATGGGTCTTATTACACAAGGTTTGGCTATTGACATTGAACAAGGACTAAACGCTAACTCACAGGCAATACTTGCTGGTAAAAGATACTTTAGTTCTGTATCAGGACAAATTGCAAGAACAACACAAAAAACAGAAACACTTGCAGGTATTAACTACGGTAAAACAATTATCAATACTATTTTACAAAATGGTTCAGTTTCACCTATAAGAAATACAGATGGTGTTACACAATTTACTGACGGATCACAAGTTGTTACATCATCAGTTAGAAATGCTGTGCTTGGTAAAATTGATATTATTACAAATATTATTGACAATGGGTTAAGTGTACTTGATACAACTACACTCATTGAAGGATCAACTGTAACACTAACAGTTGACAACGGCGGCCAAGGTTATGTTGACCAAGGTGCGGCATCAAACGTTGATATACTTCCAGGTAAAATTTTAAGAGGTAAGACAACAGGTGCATTAGGTAGAATTGTAAAATATACAAGAGGCGCGGCAACAGACGAGTTACGTGTATTCTTAATTGAACCTAAACTGTTTAGCACACAAGAAAAATTTGAATACGGTAACTTTGCAATTAAAACACAAATTTGTATTCATATTGAATCAGGAATTTACGAAGAAGATTATCCAATTAAACTTCCTGCTAACTGTTCTATTAAAGGTACAGACTTTAGACGTACAATTATTAGACCGAAGCCAAGAGGTTCACAATCTAAATGGATTAACACATACTTCTTTAGAGATGCAGAGTTTGATGGCTTAGATCTAATTCCTATACAGAATCTAAATGCTGTAGCAATTATCAAAGCAAACAAAGAATTTATTAAAGACGAAACTATTGCATTCATTGATGCACAAGTGGCAGGTAGTATTTCACCATTTGGAGGATCATTTGTATATAATAAAGCCAAGTGTGAAAGAGATACAGGATTAATTTTAGAAGGTATTGCACACGATATCAAGTACAATGGTAATGCTAAAACTTACTTAAACGCTGGAAAATATTATAACGGTACAGTTAGTTTAGTTCCAGGACAAGAAGCACAAACAGCGGCGGCTCTTGCGTTTACAAGAGGCCTTGTAGTTAATAGTATTTTACCACAAGCGTCTTACACACCATTACAATCTATTACATCACAAACAACAGGATTAAGTGTAACTGAAGCAGGACAAACTGCAAGAGTAACAACATTAATGCAGAGCATTGAGAATGTTATTACTAACGGTCTAAGTGTTATGCCTGACTTGGTTGATCCAAGATATGGTTATCATTATACAGCAAATCCAACGTTACCAGTTAACATTGGTTCAGATGCTTCTACTAATCCAGGTAACTTCCCTAATGCGGCAGAGTTATTAGGACTAAACAAAGAGTTTATTATTGAAGAAGTCATTGCTTGGATTAATGCACAAGTTACAGGCGGCGTAGGTATATGGAGCGGCTTTACTTACAACGAAGTTAAATGTCGTAGAGATACAGGATTAATTTTAGATGCTCATGTTGCTGACTTAAAAAATCCAGCAGGTGGTAGAGTAGAAACACTTGCAATGCAGGCGGCATACTATTCAGGTGCAGTAGCAGGACAAGAACAACAGACTACAGCGGCAATTAATATTATTAAAACAATTACTCCAAGTGTATTTGCTAAAACAGCATTTGGGGCAAGTTTACAAAGTAACGTAACACAGAATACAAGTGCAACAGCAACTTCAGAAGCAGGAGTACAAACACATTCAGATGCATTGATTGCTTGTGTAGTATTTGCGTTTGATGGTAGTTACAATCCACCTAAGAACAACTTAGACATTGATGTGTTTATGATGAATGATTCAAACAGAATCATGAACACAAGTATGCAGGGACATGGTGGCTTTGCACAGGTACTTGATCCAGATGGACAGATTCTAATTAAATCTCCTTACGTACAGGTTAACAGTTCATTTAGTAGATCCGCAAACAAACAAGCATTCCGCGGTGGTATGTACATTGACAACTTTGTTGGTAACTCAACAATGACTGTTAATAGTAAAGACGATGCATACACACTTAACGTATCAAGTGGCGTAGGTAGTGGACTAAGACAACGACGTCCGCAAACACCTTGTCCATTCTTTATTGACGGTATACGTTATCAAGTTGATGCTGTTACAAATTATGACCAAGCGGCAGGTACAGCAACACTATTCCTAAATCCAACTTCAGGTATTGGCGGCGCTGGTTTCCAATTTTCAGATGGTACTGACATTGTATTACAAACTGCTGGTAACACTTCGATGTTGGCAAATGACTATACACAAGTTAATGACTTAGGTTATGGTATTGTTGTTAACAACGGTGCATTAACAGAACAAGTTTCAACATTTTCATATTACTGTCATGCGGCATACATGGCAAACAACGGTTCACAGATTAGATCACTAAACGGTTCTAACTCAAATGGTAACTATGGATTAGTTGCATCAGGATCAGATCCAAACGAAGTTATTGATCAAATTACACTTGAAGAGCCGATGGTTCAAACTGCTCGTGTTTTTGACAACGGAGTTGATGCTATTAACGAAGCAGGTAAAAATATTGTTTATGTCTATAACGTAGGCACAATTCCAACTAACGTTTCAGAACTTGAAATCGATCACGGTGGTTCAACTGATATTGCAAGATATGAAATATCAAGTATCCAAGCAGTAGATTCATCGGTATTACCTGATGTTGCAGGTGCTTCACGTGATGGTAAAATTTATAAACTTAGTATTTCAGGTAACGAAGGATTAGCGGCGGCACTAACAAATAATCAAAAGGTTATTATTAGAGCTTTACAAAACTTTATATTTGATGACTTAGAAACAACAGCAGTTATTAGACCGTCAACTGCTATTGTGTTTGACGAACAAGATACATTTACATATAGAACTATTTCGTTTGGTGGTGCTAACTCAATTGGTACAGCACTTCCAGGTGCTAATCAACAGTTGGTTACATTTGATTCCAACTATGATTATATTAGAGCAGTTATAAACCAAGACAATATTTCAGGTACAGCCTTTGCTGGTACAGGTACTACACATGGTGCCACAGTAGGTGATGTTGCTATTTCAATTGATACTATTACTGAACAAGCAGAAATTGATAGACTTAACAACGGCGACATGATTTTTGGTTGGGACGGAAAAATTCACAGAGTATTAAGTTACGCACAAAAAACAGGCTATGCTATTTTAAGTATTGAAGATGTTAACAACATCAATGATGCGGCATTAGGTGATTCTGTTGTATCCGCAGGTTTACAATCAGTGCTTACAAGTTCAAATGCAAGAACGATACGTGTTGGATTGAACAGCGGAGAGAATGCAGGACTAACAGTTAATATTTCCGTAGCAAGAGCAACAGGACACGACTTTAATGACATTGGAACAGGTGGATTTAATACTTCTAACTATCCAAGCAAAATTTATGGAGCACCACAAGAAGCAATTCAAGCAAACGAAGTTAGTGAACGTGGAAAAGGTAGAGTATTCTATGTAAGTACAGACCAAGACGGATTCTTCCGTGTAGGTAGATTCTTTACAGTTGACCAAGGTACAGGTCGAGTTACGTTTGCGGCAAGTATTGCATTAAGTAACTTAGACGGTATTGGATTTAAACGTGGTGTTGTTATTACTGAATTCTCAAGTGATGATGGAATGACAGATAATGCTGTTGACTCGGCTCCAACTGAATCAGCAGTACGTGGTTACGTAAACAGACGTTTAGGAATAGACGAAGGTTCGTTAATTGTTAGTAACCCAATTGGCGCAGGATTTATTTCAAGAGATGGAACTATTGGTCCAAGTGCAAGTATTAACTTTAGTAACAATAATATTACAGGCTTGGGAGATCCAGGTGCAGATTTTGATGGTACTAACAAACGTTATGTAGATGGAAGAACACCGTTCGGTACTGAAGCAATCGGTTCTAATATTGCTAATAGAACAAATGGTGATATTTTATTATTTGATGGTACAACTTATGACAATGCTACACCAGTAGGTGACATTGGAATTACATTTACATCTAATACTGCTGACTTCCAAATTACAGCAGGAGCAATTATTAATGCTGATGTAAACACAGCGGCACAAATTGCACAAAGTAAATTAAATTTAAACGCGGCGACTACAAGAGCCAATGCAACAGGTATTACACAAAATGATTTAGGTAGTGCGGCATTTGATAATGTAGTGTTCAGCAGTGACAATGGCTTTATTAGTATTGACAATGGTCAACTGCCTATAGCGAAACTTGCAAATATTGCAGACGAACATGTAATTGGTAGAGCAACAGGTGATAGTTCCGACGGTGACGTTAGTGCTATTCCGTTCTCAACTATTGTTAACAGTGGTGGTACATTTACTACTATTGGTGCTCCAAGTGCGATTGTTAAAACACATACAGATGGTTCGATCAATGTACAAGGATTAGACATTGACAGTGCAAGAATTATTGATACTTCAGGTACAACTGTTAACTTTACCAATCCAGGTACAACATTATTCTTAAGTTCACAAACAACAGGCGCTGGCGTTACAAATAACGCAATGACTGGTAACTTAAACATTGGCGCAAGTAGAGCAACACAAAGTAACTTCCAATCAAATAGTACATTTGCTGATGAAAACTTTGTTGCGGCGGACTGGGCATACCATTCATTTATTGAAGCACCAGGAGAAGCAGATGCTAACAGTACAGGTATTGGTATTGGTGCTGGAACAGGATTTAGTAATGCTGATCAAATTAGTTTTGTAACTGATGGTGATCAAAGATTAATAGTAGGCACAGCAGAAATGTTACCAGGTACAACTTCGGTTTACAACTTAGGTAGTGCATCATTTAAATTTAATCAAATACATGCAGTTACGTTTGAAGGACAGGCTAACACAGCATTATACGCTGACTTGGCAGAGAACTATCTTGCAGACACTCATTACGAAACAGGTACAGTACTTGTATTCGGTGGAGAACAAGAACTTACAACAACTGATAGCAAAGGCGACACAAGAGTTGCTGGAGTTGTTTCAGAAAATCCAGGCTACTTAATGAATGCAGGTGCAGAAGGCGATCATGTTACAGCGATTGCGTTACAGGGTAGAGTTCCTGTATTAGTACTTGGTGAAGTTAAGAAAGGCGACATGTTAGTAACAAGTGCAGTTCCAGGATATGCTATTGTTAATAATACCCCTGGCGTTGGACAAGTTATTGGTAAAGCAGTTAAAGACAAAGATGACCCCGGTCATGGAATTGTTGAAGCAGTGGTAGGGAGGGTCTAATGGCACAACAAAATATAAACATTGGATCAAGTGCAAACAAGGGCGACGGTGATCCGTTAAGAACGGCTTTTACAAAAATTAATTCTAACTTTACTGAACTGTATGGTAAAGTTATAGTACTTGAAGGTGGTGGCGTTGCAATACAACGTGATACACAGGGAAGTATATTTGGCGATGACAGTACTCTACTTGTAGATGCTGTTAACAGTTTAATACCAAGTTCGGTGTTATCTGGTAACTTACCAGCATTAGATGGTTCAGCATTAACAAACTTAACTATTCCGGCACAGACGTTTGCTTCACTTACAGGTACACCTACTACACTGGCAGGATACGGCATTACTGATGCACAAGTAGCAGGAGCATTAACTGACGGTGACATTAAAGGTAGTGTGTTTGGCGATGATTCAACACTATTAGTAGATGGTAACAACAATAAGATTGTTGGCCCAGTAGACACAGCAAGTTTAAGAACAAGTGAAAACAAAATTGCATTAGGCTTTACCGCAGGCGAATCGAACCAAGGTACAAAAGCAATAGCAATTGGTGAGTTTGCAGGTATGACTGATCAAGGCACCAGTTCAATAGCAATTGGTAAACAAGCAGGTGAAACTACACAAAGTGCCGTTGCTGTAGCAATTGGTGATCAAGCAGGTATGACAACTCAAGGACTTCGTGCAATAGCAATTGGTCAAAATGCAGGTTTAACAACCCAAAGCTCAAGTGCAGTAGCACTTGGTGATCAAGCAGGTTTAACAAATCAAGGCACAGAATCAGTTGCAATTGGTATGTTGGCTGGAAAACTAAACCAAGGTGCACAAACTATTGCTATAGGTAGTGAAGCGGGACGTGATGACCAAAGTGCAAATGGAATAGCACTTGGACACGAAGCAGGTAGAGCCGACCAGGCAGATTTTGGTATTGCTATTGGTGAAAAATCAGGTAATTCCAATCAAGGTATTAGAGGAATTGCAATTGGACGTAGTTCAGGAAAAACAGATCAAGGAACAAAGGCAGTAGCCATTGGTGATGCGGCCGGTTATGCAACTCAAGGTGCAGGTGCAATAGCCATCGGTGACCTTGCAGGTGAAACTAACCAAGCGGCAAACTCAATTGTAATTAATGCTTCAGGAACTGCTTTAAACAACACCACAGCAAGTAGTTTAGTAATTAAACCAATTAGAAATGCAGTTGGTACAACTATGTTGATGTATGATGCTACGTCAGGCGAAGTAACACATAGTGGAAATGTTACATTAGGTGGAGATTTAGATGTAGGTGGTAACAGTATTGTTTCAGCAAGTAATGGTGCAATTAACATTGCTCCAGATGGTAGCGGCACTATTGACTTGTCAGGACAAGTAAAATTTGCTGAAGGCATGATAGAAAAATTTGCCACAGCCAACGGTGCAACAGGAGTTACAGCATTAGATTGTTCAACAGGAAATGTGCATTACCTTACAGCACCAGCAGGTGATATTACAGCAAACTTTACAAACTTAAATTTAACAGCAGAATATGCAACCAATGTAACAGTAGTAATTGATCAAGGTGGTACAGAACGTGAAATTACCGCAGTACAAATTGGTGGCGTGGCACAAACAATAGTTTGGCAAGGCAATAGTGCGCCAACAGGAACAGCAAACGGAGTAGACAGTTTTTCATTCACAATATTAAACGATGGCGGAACATACGTTGTGCTTGGACAAATGGTAGCATTTGGAGGAGTTTAATAGATGCCTTTAATATCTACAGTGACAGGCAGTTTTACAGCAGGACGTAGATCAAATGCTTTTGGTAGTGCGCCTTGGTCACCTGCTTCAAGCATAACTGCCGCGGCTTGGTTTGATGCTTCAGACACTGGCAGTTATACACTAAGTGGATCTAACGTCACAGCAGTCACAGACAAAAAAGGCAATGCCACTGTTACAGTAAATGGCACGCCTAATGTATCAACCACACTTGACAGTAAGAATACATTTACATTCTCAGGCGTTGGCGAAGATTTTACAACCGACGAGTTTGCACAAGCCAGCAGTGGTAATCACTGGGCAATAGGAGTTATGCAATGGAACACTCGCAACGACTCACAAGATAGTTTCTGGAGTACTGAAAATAACAGCGGGTCAATAGCAAACAAAAGAGACTATGCTATCAGTGCTGGCACCAGTAACTTTAATGGTGAGTTAGATTTGGATGGACTGGTTACAGGTAGAATCTCGTCAACTATAGGAAATCTACAAGAATTTGATTCAGGTATAGCACAGAACACTTGGGTTATTATTGGTGCTATATTCAACAAGACAGGCAACCAGATTGCTGTGAGAGTTGATGGTGATAACGCTTTTACACCGGTGAATGACTATGATAACTCATTAGACACAAACATGGACCTACGCATAATGCGTAACAGAGCCAACGAACGAATGGGCGGCAGAATGGCAGAGTTTTTTACGGTAGCAGACGTTCCTGGCACAGGCGGCACAGACATAACAGATTTTGAAAAAGCAGAAGGTTACCTTGCCCACAAATGGGGATTAACAAGCAGTTTACCTGTGAGTCACCCATATAAGAGTGTAGCACCATAAAGATAAATATTACAAATAGGAAAACAAAATGGCAGATAGAATACCACTTATAGTAGATACAGCAGACGGTAATAAGTTAAAAGAATTACCTATTGGTGATAATTTAAACTTAACAGGATCTGGTGTTATTGGTGCTGGTAATATTGCGGCAACAAGTTTAACCATTGCTGGAATACCTTATAATCCTTTTAGTGGTGCTTATGCAGACTTAACAGGTACGCCAACTATCCCAACTAACACAGATGATATTGCTGAAGGTACTAAACAGTATTTTTCAAACGAACGTGTAGATGATAGATTAAATAATTTTCTTGTAGCAGGAACAGGTATTACTTTAACTTACGATGATGCGGCAAATACATTAACTGTCGGAGCAACTGGAGTTGGAAGTGGAGGCGGTGGTTCAACTAACTTACCAGGTTTAACTGATGTTACTATTACTGCTCCTGCAAACAATCAACTTTTAAAATATGATACTACTACAAGCAAGTGGATCAACAGTTTTGTATCTTATAATAATTTACTTAACTTACCAACATATTCAACAGTAGCAACAAGTGGTAGTTATAATGATTTAAGCAACAAGCCTATTATTCCAAATGATATTGACGACATGTCAGATGTTGATACATCAACAACACCTCCAACAAACGGACAAGTGTTAAAATGGTTAAACAACAAATGGTTACCAGCAGATGATATAACATCAGGTGGTGGCGGATTAAATGCTGACACGCTTCAAGGCTTTGGAGGAAGTTATTACTTAGACTGGAACAATGTTACAAGCAAACCTGTTTATCAAGTATCTGATTTAGATGATACAAGTGTAAGTGATGTTACAGCAGGTCAAATTATACAATGGACAGGATTAACTTGGGACGCAGTTGATTTTGAATTACCATTCACAAGCATTACAAGTAAACCAACAACAATTTCAGGTTATGGAATTACAGACGCACCAAGCGTATTAACAGACTTAGGCATTTCAGATGGTGCGGCAAACACAGTATTGACAACAAATGGTTCTGGTACATTTACTTTTGCAACAAACTTATCTGGTGTAAGTTTAGTTAATGCAGGATCAGTTGGATTTGCGGCAGGCACTGTTGTTAACGAATTTAGTACAGATGGAACACTTGCTGGTAATAGTAATTCAGCAGTTCCAGTAGAAAGTGCTGTAAAAACTTATGTCGATACAGCAGTTGCAGGAGCAGGTGGATCAGAAGGACTTGCTACAAGAACAACAGCGGCAGTAACAACAAACAGTATTGGTAATGATGCAACTGAGAATGTTTCTATTACAGGTTTCAAATCATACATGCTAATGAGCATACAAACAACATCAGCGGCTTGGGTTAGATTATATACAAGTTCAGCGGCAAGAACAGCAGATGCAGGTAGAGGCGAAGGAGTTGACCCTGCACCAGACGTAGGAGTAATTGCAGAAGTACTATCCAATGGTGCACAAACTATTGAATTTGGTCCAGCAGTGTTAGGTTGGAATAGTGCAAACGATACAACAATATATGCGGCAGTAAAAAATAAAAGTGGCGGAACTGCAACAATAACAACTACACTTAACCTGCTTAAATTGGAGGGCTAACATGTCTTTAAAGAAGCATGTAGAAAAAAAGATCTACATGGTTACACTCAAAAAGGGTGTAGACAGTGTAGCATTTGCCAATGACATGGAAACACCAGGTGGTGCTTTACACATTCCAGATAGATCAGTAGGTGTACACAATCCAAGACCAGAATCAAGAACAACAGAATATTGGCTTACAGAATCAGAAAAGAATTTAGTCAGCAATGACGAAAGAGTGTTAGCGGTTGAACTCAACCCTAAAGATGCAAACTTAGATGTCTCAGAAAATTCAATAATTGAACAGACAGGTTTGTTTGCACGTAATTCAACAAACACACCCACAGACTTGAACTGGGGACTTCTACGTCTTGTAGAAGGATCGAATAGAACCAATTGGGGATATTTTACCACAGAAATTAACGACACAATATCATTTAATGCAACTGGTCGGAATGTAGATTTAGTTATTTGCGATGGTGACGGTATATACACCGGACATCCTGAATACAAACAACCGTCAGGACAAGACACCGATGATGGTTCTGCGGAACGCATCGTGCAATATAATTGGTATCAACACAATCCGGCTATCACAGGCGGGTCGGCGGGGAACTACAGTTATAGCAATCCTGGAAGTTACCACGCTAATCACGTAATGGGTACAGCGGGAGGAAACAGACAAGGATGGGCAAGAGATGCGAATTTATATAATCTTTTCTACTATGCTGGCGCTTCTGGTAATACTAATTTTCCTTACGTGTTCGATTACATTAGACAATTTCACGCGAACAAATCCGTCAACGGAAGTACAGGAATTAAAAATCCAACAGTCGTCAACAACTCATGGGGAATGAGTATATTTGGATATCAATGGAGTTTTGATGCTATTGATGCTGTAACCTTTAGAGGTACAAGATTCACACCAACTGGTACTGCCACTTATAATGGTACTTCAGGTGTGTTTACTTCTGACACAAGAATAGGAACTTTTACAGCAGATCCAGAAAACATTTCACAACGTATTACAACTTCAGGAAGTGAAGGAACGGTCGGTGGTGACTTTAATGCCATACCAACAGGCTTTGTAAGAACAGGTGGAGAAATTGAACTCAGTTTAGATGTTTTACCTAATGCAAGTTACACAGCAACTATACAAGGACCTGCAACTATTAACTATAAACACAATGTTAGTTCACAAGGAATTACAGGTATATCAGATATTGATCTTACAGTTACAGTTCAAGATTCAAGCAGTGCTACGGTTCAAACTGAATCAGATAGTGCAACATCAGTTGATGGTGGATTTGCTGAAGTTAATATTATAAGTGGAAATATTAGTTTACCTAACAACGAACAATACAGTATTACTTGGCAATCAACTGTTACAGAAGGTACTGATCCAACATCGGCGGCACTGTTAAGATGTACACTTATAGGTTATCAAGGTGGAAGTCCATCAGCAACGGTTACAAGTCTTGGTACAAATATACCTATTGCTTCTACAACAGGATTGACGGCAAGTGTTACACCTACAACTGGTGGTAATGATGACGGATACTGGACACTTACTGTACCGTTCAATGTAACATTTTTAAATCAAAGTTCACCAACTATCTATATGGGTACAAACAGTTATCTTACATTTGGTGGTGGAGCGACAACTTATTCTGGTATCGATGAGAATACTCCTAACTTTCCAAAGGTTATGGTAACAGCAGAAGACTGTAGTTGTCAAAGAATTTTTTATGGTACTTCAGGTACAGTTGGTAGTAGAATTTATAGATTAGTATGGGAAGGTAATGCAAGTACAAGTGGTACATTAGGTTCGCCTACTATAAGATATGAATATAAATTTTACGAAGCAACACCTACACAGATTGATTTAACAGTTGAACAAAATGGTAACAAACAATCAACTGGTTCTTTTTCAACAGCACAACTTAATAGTTGGGGATTTATAGCAGGTCAACGTATTCCTGTAAGAGTTGCGGCACTTGATGCAGACATTGAAGATGCCATAGACGAAGGTGTTATTACAATAGGTGCGGCTGGCAACGGTCAATGGAAACATGATGTGCCGGGTGGTCCTGATTGGGATAACACATTTGAAATGAGCGGCAATACATATTATTATATGCGTGGCACAAGTCCAACAGCAAATGATGATGCTGTAAACGGAACATACGATATACCTAATATTTGTGTTGGTGCTACTGACACAGGTCTTACATTAGATACTGACAGTGTGAGAAAAGATAGAAAAGTATCATTTAGTGACTGTGGTCCTGGCGTTGATATTTACGCTCCTGGCACATCTATCATGTCAGTTTTGAATACAAGTTATTCAGGTGGTGGAACAACAGATCCGAGAAGCGGCAGTTCGCCCAGTTATAAAATTGGAAAGATTTCAGGTACAAGTATGGCAAGTCCACAGGTAGCAGGATTGGTTGCATGTTTAATGGAAACATACCCACACTATAATCAAGAACAAGTAAAAGAATACTTGATTCAAAAATGGTCAGTAACAAGTCAACTGTATGATGCTGTTTCAACAGACAATCCTACAGATACAGATGATTTGCAAGGTTCTCCAAATGAACATGCAAAGTATAATTTTGAAAGACCGATAGATGGTGCTATGCACCCTAAGAAAGACTATAATTTAAGGCCTACTACAGGAGCAATGTATCCAAGGCCGAGAACTACAGTACGTAAGAGACCACCAGAATAGGATAAATATTAGTATGGCAATACAAACAGTTAATATCGGCGGCGTAGCAAATGACGGAACAGGTGATGATTTACGTGAAGCATTTGTAAAAGTTAATAATAACTTTACAGAACTTGACAATCGTAATCCTGAGCAAACAACTGCATCTAATTTAGGTACAGAAGGACAAGGTGTCTTTGCACAAAAGACTGGATTTGATTTACAATTTAAGAAAATCAAAGCAGGCGGTAATGTTACAGTTACATCAGATAGCAGTAACGTTATTATTGAAAGTGTTGGCGGTTTACAACAGTTAATTGTTGCTACAGATAGCGGAAACATTACACTTGCTGAAGGCGATACATTTACCATCGCAGGCGGTACTAATACAACTACAGCACAAAATGGTGCGAATGGTATTACAATTAACTCTGTTACAGAATTAAGCACAGATGCTACTCCAGTATTAGGTGGCGATTTAGATGCTAATAACAAATTGCTGTACAATATAAGAGATGCTGAAACTACCATATACGGTATTGACGTAAGAGATATCTACGGTTTTAACTTTGGAAGTATTACAGGCAGTGTTTCAAGTATTATTGAGTTTTTAGGATCAGCAACTAACATTGACTTAGGTACACTTGATGATCCAGGGTTACAAGAAGACAGTACCGTTGCAGATATTACTATTGAGAACGGCACAATTACAAACCCGCTATAACCATAGCCACAATATTCCGATAAATACTATTGAATAAGGAATTAAAATGGCAACCATCTGGACTTTAAAAACAGGATCTAATTTAGGTATATTTGCAGAAAATGCAACTATAGGAATTGCACTCCCTGTAAACACAGTATCAAATACCATTAGTACAGTAAAAGTTATTAGTGGAAACTTACCCGGCGGACTTAGAATTGAAGGGTTATATATTGTAGGTACTCCGTTTGAAGTAGAAAGACTAACAGAATCAAAGTTTGTTCTTAGAGCAACAGATAGTTCAGGTGCTATTGAAGATAGAACATTTACAATATTAATTGACGGTGCTGACGAACCTGAATGGATTACAAAAGAAGGACTAATTGCTGTTGACCCGAATAGCAAATATTTTGTACTCGATAACACATTATTAGATTTCCAATTACAAGCAATAGATGCAGATTTACCTGCAGGTGATACACTTGAATATTTTATTGGCGATGACGACGGTGAACTTCCGCCAGGAACAAAACTTACAACAGACGGAAGAATTGTAGGATTAGTTGAACCTGTACTTGCTTTAGATAAGAAAGCAGGAAGCGGACACTATGATGCAAACGTATACGGTACATTTCCTTTTGACTTTGGCGACCGAAGTGCTAACGGTTACGATAGTTTCTTTTATGACACACGTATATACGATGACAGAATTCCAACTAAACAACCAAGAAAATTAAATAGGTTTTACGAGTTTATAGTTAGTGTTAGTGATGGCGATACTATTAAGAAACGTAAGTTCCAAATTTATCTTGTAGGTGATGACTTCTTAAGAGCAGACAACACTAAGATGCAAATCTCAAATGGTTTGTTTAGTGCTGACAATACATACTTAAGAACTCCACTATGGCTAACTCCTGCTAACTTAGGATTTAGAAGAGCAAATAATTACTTAACATTCTTCCTTGATATATTAGATACAGAAACAATCTTAGGAAGACTAACTTATACACTTGAAGCACTTAACGATGATGGTAGTGCAAGTGCATTACCGCCAGGTATGCAAATAGATAGTAGTACAGGTGAAATTGCAGGTCGTGTACCGTACCAACCAGCAGTTACTAAAGAATATAAGTTTACAGTAAAAGCAACAAGACTTGGCGGTGTACCCGAAACTGTCCTTGCAACAAAATCAAAAACATTTACAGTTAAAATATTAGGTGAAGTTGATTCAACTATTACATTTACAACATTACCAAACTTAGGAAATATTAGTGCAAACTTTACTTCAACTAAAAGTATTAAAGCAACTACAACGGTTCCAGACTCAAGATTATTATATAGCATTGTATCAGGTAATTTACCTTCAGGATTGCAGTTAGATATTAGTGGTGAGATAATTGGTAAAGTAAATCAATTTGGTACTATAACAAATCCAGGACTTACAGTATTTGATAGTGGTCGAATGAACTTTGATGGTTCTAAAACTGTTATAGATAGAGAATTTAAGTTTACAGTAAAAGCAGAAGATCGTTTTGGATTTAGTGCAGTTGAACAAGAATTTACACTCGATGTACTTGACCCAGATGATAATTTGTATAGTAACTTATATATGAAACCTTTCTTAAAACAAACTGTTAGAAGTAGTTACGAAGCATTTGTATCTAATCCAAGTATATTTCCACCAGACCTTGTTTACAGAGCAGGTGACCCACAATTTGGTGTACAGAAAGAAATTAAGATGTTAGCATACGCAGGTATACTTACACAAAATATTAGAAACTATGTGGCGGCAACAGCAAAGAATCATAAACGTAAAGTTTACAAAGTTGGCGAAGTTAAAAAAGCAGTAGCAAAAGAGGCTGGTAGTAATGATACTGTATACGAAGTTGTATATTTAGAAGTGTTTGATCCTGCAGAGCCAACTAAAGGAAAAACTGCAAAACAGTTTAAAAGTAGAAACAGTAATAGTATTACAGTAGACAGTGTTATGTTTGAAAGCCAAGATGACACAACTGCATTAGGTTCAGGTAAGAGCTCATTCGAACTTGGAGTTAGGGGTGTAGGAACTCCGACGATTGATGTACAAAGCATTGGTAATGATTTAGAGATTATTACAAGAAGTGGTCGTGTTGTATTTCCTACAGTAGGTAACATTACAATTACAACAAGAGTAGGTAGCACAGTTACAAGTGTACAAGAATTTGTAATTGAAAGAGCAGAGCCATATAGATATAGACCAATTACTAACACATTAAAAGTTGACAGCAGTGCAGTCAAAGTAAGTCAAGATAACGATAATACCAAATATATCTCAAATTTACAAAATATGAGAGATAGAATAGCAGAAACTGGAGTTACAGAACGTGACTTTTTACCACTATGGATGCGTACAACACAAACAAATAGTGTACAAGAATTAGGGTATACAAGTGCTATACCTATTGCTTACTGCCAGGCAGGACAAGCAGATCAAGTAATGCTTAATATCAAAAACGCTAATTTCAATTTTAAAACAATTGATTTTGATATTGATAGATACATTATAGATAGCACTACGGGCAGTTCACAAGACCAATATATACTGTTCGCAAATTATGAACACAATATATAAACAGATAAATAAAAGCATAGAGAGGTAATATAATGGCAAGTAATATTGATGATGTAAGCATTAACTCAGCATACCCTGTAGCAGGTCAGGACAATGACTCACAAGGGTTTAGAGATAATTTTGGTACAATCAAAAGCAATTTCGTAGCATCAAAAGCAGAAATTGAAGCACTACAAGACAACACAGCAAAGAAGAACGAAGCGAACAACTTCTTAGGTAATAACATTTCCAATGCAAATTTGGTTGATGTAAGCGAAGAACTAAACGCTGGCGGTACTGTTCAAGCCTCTCAGAACATTGACTTCCAATTTGGACCAGTTCAAACTTTTATTATCAGTGGCGATGTTACACTTACAACAACTGGTTGGCCTGAGTCAGGTAAAGTTGGTAAGATTAGAGTAATTCTTGTTAATGATGGTACAACACGTACTTTAACAATTGGTACTGAAGCAGGTTCAACATTGAAATATCATAACGATTGGCCATACAGCGGACCAAGTAATGAAATTTCTGTAACTAATGACAGCAATCCTATTGTAATCGATTTTTGGACTTACAATGCAGGTTCAACTATCTTTGTAAAATACGACGGCACATACGCGGCTTAGTATGATTCACCCGCACCACGAAGACTTAACCGAATTCACTACTCCGCAAATTGAAGCGAAGTTAACTGAACTATCCAAAAAGTACTTCATGACACGCAATCCAGAAGTCCAAATGCAAATGTCTATGATATTAGACGGCTATCGAGACGAGCTTCGTACACGCTACCGAAAAGAAATGGTAGAAAATGGCGATAAAGATCTTGACAATCTGATTAATATCAGTTAAAATATATACATGCTGATAAAAACAGACTCTAACGGAGTTCCTACATTTACGAATCAAAACTTGATCGATATGATCTACACAGGATCTATTGACAAGTGTCATATTGTCCTATGTGATAAAACTGATGAACTTACACAGTTTAACAAGTGGGCAAAAGAGTTTGGCAATCCTAAATTACAATTTTACGTTCCATTAGATGTAGATCAAAAAACTTTTGACAATGTGTGTCAAAGTGAATGGTTTATGCCACAGAAGTATAAAGAGATTGACATACATAAATGGATGTATGCTAAACTACAAGACGAACTTGACAAAGAACAAATTGGTGACACAGAAGAATGGATGCGTACAGAAGCAGAACTTGTTGAGTTTGATCAACGAGGAATGTATCCGTTATTGCAGTATATGATATATTTGGTAGACTTCATGCGTGAAAACAATATAGTATGGGGTGTAGGTAGAGGTTCAAGTGTAGCAAGTTATGTGCTATACTTAATTGGAATACATAGAATAAACTCAATTCACTTTGACCTGGACTGGCATGAGTTCCTGAGATAAGTAAACATATAATAGGAGAAGAATATGGCGGCACAACAAAAAGGACGTAAAGTATACAAGTCAATGCAAGGTAAACAAGTTGACATGGATCTATTACGTCAAAAAAACGAACTTACTCCGGCTGTAGGAAATGCTCGTGTAAATGCACGTGGCGATGAATTAGGCCCAGGCGGTAAGATTATTAGAAGACGTGAAGATGTTATGGCTGACTTTTACAGAGACAATCCTAATGTTGTTACAGACGAATTACCTGTTGCGGCAAAGGCTGAAGAACCTGTAAACAAAGTTGTAAACGAATCACCCGTTGCTAAAAAAGCAACTAAAAAAGTTGAAAAAGAAAGTGTTGTTGACGACGAATGGGTCGAAGACGACGATGGCAATTTTGTAAAAAAAGGTGACTAATGTCTGATTTAGATTACGAAGCAATGGCGGCTGGAAAGCCTGCTATACCAACTAAAGTTACAGGTAGTATTAGACCAATCCACGATCGTGTTATTGTAAAACATATGAACTTCGGCGAACAAAAGACCGCTGGAGGAATTATTATTACAAGTGATGATGGTAAGGATAGAGGTATTAAGCCACGTTGGGGACAAGTTGTTTCCAAAGGTAACACAAATAAAGATCCATATGACGTAGGTGATTGGATTCTTGTTGCACATGGACGTTGGACACGTACTTTCCAAGTTGATGAAAACGACACTGGAAATTATGTAGACATGCGTACAGTTGAAGCAGAAGGAATTCTTGCTTGGCAAGATGAACAACCAGAAGAAACTATGTTTGGTGCCTTTTCAGGTGCTGGTGATAATCAAGCACACAGTCCAGAGGACTTTGGCGCTAACTAAGAAGTGGAATAAAAATTGGATACTGTAGATCTAAATAAGTACAAAAGTTTTGTACAAGAAGTAACATCATTACAAAGTAATGAAACAGGTGCCTTAACAGCACAGTTAGAAAAACTTGAAAAAGACAGTAATGTTAACATGGCATTGCTACTAACTGGATCAATTGGGATGGCATCAGAAGGAGGCGAATTTGCTGAAATTGTTAAAAAATGTATATTCCAAGGTAAACCTTTGGATGCAGACACAATATTTCATGCTAAACGAGAACTTGGCGACATCGCTTGGTATTGGATTAACAGTTGTCGTGCTTTGGGTCTTGACCCTAATGACGTCTTAGAAGAAAACGTAAACAAATTGAAGTCAAGATATCCGGGAGGTGAATTTGATGTACACTTTTCGGAGAATCGCAAAGACGGCGACCTCTAAAAAACACTTGACAAACGTCCTGTTTGTCTGTATAATAACACTATGAATACAGGAATAACATTCTCATCATTTGATTTGTTCCATAGTGGACACGTTGCTATGCTTAAAGAAGCAAGACAAAACTGCGACTTTTTAATAGTAGGAGTACAAACTGACCCTACTATTGATAGACCAGAAAAGAATCAACCGATACAGAGTGTGTTTGAAAGATATGTACAACTTGAAGGCTGTAAGTATGTTGATCAAATTATTCCTTATGCTACAGAACAAGACTTAATTGATATCTTATTAACTTACCAAATTTGTACTCGTTTTATTGGTGAAGAATATCGTACAAAAGAGTATACAGGTAAGCAATTATGTATTGACAACGGCATAGAAATATATTATAATAAAAGGCAACATTCATTTAGTACAAGTGAATTAAGAAAGAGGATAAAACAGGCATGAAAGAATTATGGGTAGAAAAATATCGTCCTAATACAGTTGACGGTTATGTGTTCCGAGATGAACATCAAAAGAATCAAGTAAAACAATGGATCAAAGAAGGAACGATTCCACATTTACTTTTTAGCGGTAATGCAGGTATTGGTAAGACAACACTTGCAAAACTTTTATTCAATGAACTTGATCTTAACGATTTAGACGTCTTAGAAATTAACGCATCAAGAACAAACTCCGTAGAAGATGTACGTGACAAGATTGTAAACTTTGTACAAATGATTCCATTTGGTGACTTTAAAGTTGTATTACTTGATGAGGCTGATTATCTAAGTCCAAACGCACAAGCGGCGTTGCGTGGTGTGATGGAAGAGTATCATACTACAAGCAGATTTATTTTAACCTGTAACTACCCTAACAGAATTATTCCTGCATTGCATAGTAGATGTCAAGGCTTTCATATTGAACGTATTGATCAAAATGAATTTACGGCTCGTGTAGCAAAGATTCTAATTGATGAAGGTGTTACTCCAGACTTAGACACACTTGATACGTATGTAAAGGCAACATATCCAGACTTGCGTAAGTGTATCAACACAGTACAAATGAATAGTGCAGACGGTGTGCTTAACAAACCTACTGATGGTGACACTGGCGAAGCAGATTATAAGATTGAGATGGTTGAACTGTTTAAAGCAGGTAAGATTGGTCAAGCAAGGAAACTTGTTTGTAGTCAAGTACGTCCAGATGAAGTAGAAGATATTTACAAATGGATGTATGATAACATTGCATTGTTCGGTGATGAAGAAAAACAAGAGAGTGCAATACTTGTGATTAAACAAGGCTTGGTGGATCATACACTTGTTGCAGATCCTGAGATTAATTTAGCGGCGACCATGATTAGGTTAGCACGTTTATAAACTTAATAAGTAGTAATATGACATACCTTGTAAATGAAAATTGTGTAAAGTGTAAGCACATGGACTGCGTAGAAGTTTGTCCAGTAGATTGTTTTTACGAAGGTGAAAACATGCTTGTTATTAATCCTGATGAATGTATTGACTGTGGAGTATGTGTTCCCGAATGTCCTGTAGATGCAATTATTACAGATACAGAAGATACAGACCAACGATGGTTTAAAATTAATCAAGAATACGCAGACATTTGGCCTAATATTACTGAGAAAGATGATAATGCTGTTCCGGAAGATGCAGAAGATTATGCCGGAGTTCCAGATAAGTTTAACAAATATTTCTCTCCGAAACCTGGGGCAGGGGAATGAGCATAAAAATACAAAAACTTAGAGCAAGTCATATTTTAATTAGTCATCAAGGTGCTACTGCACAAACAAGTAATCGTCCCAAGCCAGCGGCAGAACAAGAAGCAGGATTTATTATTCAAGATATTATAGAAGGTGTACTAACTTTTGACCAAGCCGCAAAAGAACATAGTGCTTGTAGAAAAAGTGCAAAGAATGGTGGCGACTTAGGGTGGTTTGATTATCCAGGAGACATGGAATACGAGATTGCTAAACCTATAAGTGGAATAAACAAAGATGAAATGCTTACATTCCCAATTGAAACTGAATACGGGTATCACGTATTATTAAGGACGGGATAGTTGGAAGACTTTTTTCAAGTAACACCATTAATATCACAAGAAGAATTTGATGTAATACAAGTAAGTTACAACAAAGCCGATACACTTAATCCTATACTCGAAGAAAAAATACGTAGTATGGGTGACGAGATGGGTCATAGAAGCAACGTAAAAGCCGATATGACTGACTTTAGACTTTACGAAGACCCTGACTTTAAAAAGATTTGCGACTTTGCTATATTACAATCTATTAATAGTATAGAAGGATTAAGTCAACGTGGCGCACAAATGATGCGTTGGAGTATTATTGATTGTTGGGGAATGGTTTATAAAAATCAAGAAGGACATCACACTGTAGAACATGCACACTGGCCTGCTACATTTAGTTTTGTGTATTATGTAAATGCCTGTGAGAAATGTTCTCCATTACAATTTACAAGATCAAATTTCAAAGTAAAACCGAGAAGTGGTTTAATGGTTTTATTCCCTGGTAATACAAGTCACAACGTACCACATCAAAATTGTGATCATGATAGAGTTGCAATATCAGGAAATATTAGTGCAACAATAAACAAAGAGGAACAGGAACATGCAAGTTAAGTTAGTAAGTTATTCAAAGCCTACTGAAGATTATAAAGACGATTTACACAATGTACAAGACCTTATTGCGTTTTGTGCCAGAGTAAGTAACCCAAGCAATCAAATGAATAAAGAAACTAATGAAAGACTTATCAAATATCTGATTAAACATCAACATTGGTCACCATTAGAGATGGTTAGTGCTTGTTTAGAAATACAAACTACAAGAGATATTGCACACCAGATTGTAAGACATAGAAGTTTTAGTTTCCAGGAGTTTAGTCAACGTTATGCTGATCCTAAAGAACAAGGCGACATGTTTGAATACTCAGAAGCACGATTACAAGATCCAAAGAACAGGCAGAATTCAATCCAAACAGACGATGCGGCATTACAACTTGATTGGTTACATGCACAAATGCGTATTGCACACTTGGCTAAGAAAGAATACGATTGGGCAATTAAAAAAGGTATTGCTAAAGAACAAGCACGTAAAGTATTACCAGAAGGTATTACAAAAACTACATTGTACATGAATGGTTCTTTACGTAGTTGGGTGCATTATATTGAATTACGTGGCGCTAATGGCACACAAAAAGAACATATGGACATTGCACATGCCTGTGCCAAAGTAATAGCCACAATATTTCCGCTTGTTGAAAACCTCCAATAAGTAGTTATATGTTCAAATTCATAAAAAGTCTCTTTGTTAAAGAAACACCTGTGATCAATTTTGCTTGTGCAAATTGGGGAGTACGTAAGTATGCTCCAATACAACCAGCAGGCAAATTTTTTCCAGAAAAGTTTAAAGCAATGAGTCCTTACTATGAAAAAGGACAACACAACATAGATCATCATAAAACTGTTAGATCATGTCCTGGTATTACAGATTATATGAGTATGGGATTTGTTATTCCTGCATTCTGTGATATTGAGATTACTCCAACACCAGATGGAAAACATATAGAAACACGTTATAGTGAACCTACTTATAATGATGCTTATCATCCTCATGAACAGTTAGGTGAATTTCTAAATAAAAAGTTTCCTGTTAGAGGTGCAATTAAATTAGACAATCCGTGGTTTACATGGAACAAAGTTGGGTACAGTACATTGTATCTTCCAATGTATTACCATGAAGGGAAGAACTGGGAAGCAGTTCCAGGAGTAATGGATCACGATACAGGTGCTCCACAAAGTCCTATTAATATTATGTTAAAAGAAAATAAACCCACTATGATTAAAATGGGTGAACCATTAGTGCAAGTTATACCTTTCAAACGTGAAACACAAGTTGCAAGAACATTTGAACTTGACGAAACTGTTATTAAACGTCACCGTGCCATATCCAGCCTACATAATATTACATACGCAGGCTGGATTAAGTGGGTCAAGCAAAAGAAATATTATACTGTTGACGCTCACGATACCGATTTACCCGGCGATCAATAAACATCTCCATATATTTCAAGTACTTCTTTCACTGCCTCGTGTCTTTCAATATCCCCTCGTTGGAATTCGACAACTGTTAGTCGGTCTGTAGTACCTTTGTTTTCTACATGTCTACAAAAATCTATGAGTCCGTTATCAGCAAGTCTATCTGCTTGTGCAAGATCACCAGTAACTGCCATTTTACTTCCAGTACCTAATCTTGTTAATAACATTTTCATTTGATTTTGTGTAGCATTTTGCATTTCGTCAGCAACTATAAATGCTTTCTTAAATGTTCTACCACGCATGTAGGCTAAAGGTGCAATTTCAAGTACACCCTCTTGCGTCATACCTTCGAGATCTGTTGCTGTGAAGTATTCTTTTAGTACATCAAAGATCGGCCGTGTCCATGGTGCCATTTTTTGCTCCATAGTACCCGGTAAAAATCCGAGATCTTCATCTGCACTTACAGCAGGCCTCGTTACGACTATCTTATCTACTGCCCCTTCTTTAAACTGTTTAACCGCGGTTTGTACTGCCAACAGAGTTTTGCCTGTTCCTGCCGGCCCTATGCCAAAGACTATGTCCTTCTTAGGGTCTAACAGTTTCAGTACGTATGTTTCTTGGTTAATGTTTCGGGGTAGTATTTTGACTTCTTTTTTCTTCTGTGGAAGAAAGTTGTTGATTGCAACAATGTTATTCTCGTTGCGTTGTTTACTCTTTCGAGCACTTCTTTTTGCACCCATTAAGTTCTCCTTTTATGAAATACAAACTATTCGTAGGATCCCTTCCCTACAAAAATATTTAGCGATATATCTCGTGACAAAACCACATACTTATAATCCTAAACCTGATAAATAAGTGTATAAGATTGGAAAGAGCATATGAAAGACGTATTAGAAGTTATACAAAATATTCAAGGTATCTACGAAAGCGATACTGCATTTACGGTGCTTAAAGACTTTGAAAGAGTCTTAGACGAGTTAGATCTATATGTGTACGAGAACTGGGAAGATGGCGAATTAGTTGCTGGTCCTAAGATTGGTAGACATTGGGTTACTTGTGCATTTATGTGGCCAAGAGATACTATGCCTGACCCAATGGGCGGTAAACGTCTATTAGATTACGACTGTAAAGTTTCGTACAAAAAAGACCATATACTGGAACCAAGAAGAATTCGTAAGCCAGAAGATATTCGTCCTGGCACTAAAAAAGGCAAACTTGACCGCAGAGAGATTTGGGTCGTAGAAATTAACATGCCTAAAAAACTTATTGTAGACATTTATAGCGGATATAATGAGATGATTGATATTAATACTGAGCCCGGACAAGCACCAGGTGCCGCACCAGAGGCTGAGCCAGCAGAAGCAGGCGTTGAAGCAGGTACAGGTGCAGGAGCAGAAATGCCAGCAGAAGGTGCAGTATAATGGGACTTCGCAAAGATGATTTAATCGACCTTGTTGATCGTATTTTTGAGATTGATAGTTTTAAATCTAAAATGGGCGACGATAAAGACATTTGTGTTTTAAGTTTCTCAACTAAGAACGAAGGTAGTGCAAAAGACTTAGAAAACTTTGTTGAAAAAGGATATCCATTTGTACTTGATGCTGATGCTACTAACGGTGAGCAACGTGATGGTATGTATAAAGTATTCATTGAAGTTGAAAGAAGTAAAGACACTCCAAGTCAGATACATGAAATAGTAGACGGAGTAACAAAGATTTCCGGTTTAGACGGTATGAAATTTAGATATTACAAAGGCTTTAAGAGTCAAGATTGTAATGAGGCTAACTTAGCCGAAATGGTCCCAACAGATCATAATGCATATGAAATCAAAGTTAATGAAAGTAATATGGATAACTATAAAAACTTCTTTAGCAAGAGCTATGCTGAAGAAATTGATATTATAAACGAGAGCCAATTACGTATTAAGAATACATATATGGATCCAATTTATCTCAATATAGTGGAGTTTGGTCCCAATGAGAAGGTAAATATCAATGAGTCATTAGATGTCAACGGCTTCGCTGAAGTCATCTACTTAACAAAGTACTTAGGTGATTATGACATCACAAAGTACGGTAAAAAATTGGTACTTGAAAACAATGGGTACTCACTAATTTGTAAAAGAGGATAAACACAAATGGCAAAAGACAATTTTAAAACATGTTTAGAAATTATTCTACATCATGAAGGCGGTTATGTTGATCACCCTAAAGATCCAGGTGGCGCAACTAACTTAGGCGTTACTAAACAAACTTACGAAGATTGGACGGGTAAGGTTGTTACTAAAGATAGAATTAAAGAATTAACTGTTGACGATGTTACTCCAATTTATAAGAAAAATTATTGGAAAGCAATCTTAGCAGATGATATTCCAGCAGGTTTAGACTTATGTGTATTTGACATGTGTGTAAACGGCGGACGTCACCGTGCAACTAAATTCTTACAGAAGATGGTTGGTTCTAAAATAGACGGGTGGATTGGCCCTAACACAATCAAGATGACTCAAGGTTATTGCGAAGCGAAAGGCGTAACCCACGCTATCAAAGAATACCAGCAAATTAGACAAGACTTTTATGAGTCACTTAAAACTTTTGAAACGTTTGGTAGAGGATGGACACGCAGAGTAAACGAGACCAGAGAAACAGCGATCGCTCAAGCCAAGTAAGTTGTAAAAACTGCGGCCACGAGTATCACGAAGGACCTTTGTTTAAAGAAATGACAGATGGTGACAATAAAGTCATCACTATTAAAGTTTGTGACCAGGGAAGATAAATGTTTAGTTCAATTAAAATAGCAGTAGTACTAATGATGTTGGCAGGTGCCGGCGGTGGTGTTATGTATGTAAAGAATCTAAAAGCAGACTTGGCTACATCAGAAGCAAATAATCTTAAATTAGAACAAAGTGTTGAAAGTCAAAAGGTTGTGATAGAACAACAGGCTAATGACTTCAAAGCAATTCTTATTGCTAATCAAGAACTTGAAAAAACAAATAAAACACTTGCCGCAGAGTTTACTGCTTTAGATAAGCGTTTTAATAAAATTAATTCAAAAGGTGAAGTAAGAGATTTAGGCGACCTTGCTGTTAAAAGAACAAAACCAATCGAACGTGTTCTTAATAATGCAACTAAGAAAGCATTGCGATGTGTAGAAATTGCAATGGGATCACCATTAACAGAAAAAGAGATTAACGCTACTAAGAAATCAGAAGCAAACACAGAGTGTCCAAGTATAGCGAACCCAAATTATGTACCATATTAAAAATATATTAATCATTAGTTTACTTGCTATCATAGTAAGTGGTTGTTCAAGTGTAAGAGAACTAAAAATCTTTGAAACGGAAGTTCCAAGAGCACCTCTTAATTTGCCACATCCAGAAGCGGCTAAGATGGAACCACTACAATGGGTAATCATTACAAGTGAAAACGCAGAAGAAGTATTTGCTAAACTAAAAGAACAAGGCAAAGATCCTGTACTATTTGGTTTAAGCGACAAAGACTACGAATTCCTTTCTAAAAACTTTGCACAAATACGTGCATACATGATCAAGCAAAGACAAGTAATAAACGAATATAAAGAATATTACGAACCTGAAACTACTAAAGAAGAGTAGTGAAACTTACATTCATAGTGTTGGTATTCATAGTACTGACTGGGTGTTCAACTAAGTCGTGTAAAGTAAAACCCGGCGTTGATATAGATGTTGAAAACATACAAACTATAGATGATCTTAAAAATCCTAACGTAACTCCTAAAGCAGAACTTGGGTGTTCTTTCTAAATAATCGATAAATACTAACATAATAAAGAGGGTATAATTATGTGGGATTTAATAGAAAGAATGGCGAGCGATCGTCTGTGGATTTACACTGCACTCGTGGGGTCACTATTTGGTCTTGCATTTTCAACATACATCAAAGGCACACGAATTGGCCTATGGGCATATGCTAAATTTGATTTAGCAGTTGACTATTTGGTGCAAAGATGGGGGTGGACTTGGTTACAACAACCTAAAGATGCTTGGCGTAAAAAGTATCCACACGTAACAAAGAAAATTGATGAGTTAGAGACTCGTCTTAAAAAATTAGAGGGTAAAAAATAATGGCTGATGATATAAAGGTTGCAGAACCTAAACAAAAAATTACAGTAGATTTAGAAGTAGACACAAGTATAAAAGACTTAGGCGTTAACCCATACGCAAAATTAATACATATGGCAAGAGCAGTTGATGCTTGGAGAATCTTTCCAAGATTATTCTTAACTGTTTACATTGTATTACTATACAAGTGCGTAATTTGGTACATGAACTTACCTGCTCCTACTATGGAACAATCAGGTTTAATTAGTATCGTAGTTGGTGCTGGCGCGGCTTGGTTTGGTCTTTACACTGGTACATCTAAAAGTAAAAAGTAAGTAATACCTTCCAACAAAATACTTCTTGACTTTCGTCTAAAATAAGTATATAATAGTGCTATGGATTATTATGAAGTTTTAGGCGTTCCAAGAAACGCATCCGAAAAAGATTTAAAGTCAGCATACAAGAAATTGAGTATGCAACACCACCCTGACAGGACTGGTGGTGACGATTCACGATTCAAACAAATCAATGAAGCATATAGTACTTTAAAAGATCCACAAAAAAGACAGCAATACGATAATCCTCAACCACAATATTCACAAGGATTTGGTCCAGGTGGCTTTGAAGGAATGGGAGGGTTTGAAGATTTATTTACACAAGCATTTGGACAAGGCTTTCAACAGCAACAACGTAGACCGCAACGTAATTCAAATGTAACTATAGCATGTGATATTACATTAGCAGAAGTATACTCAGGTAAAGGTGTAATTGCTACATTTAGAACAAGAAGTGGTAAAGAACAAACTGTTAACATTGATATTCCTAAAGGATCAAGACACGGCGACATTATTAACTATAACGGCTTAGGTGATGATAGTATACAACAGTTACCAAAAGGTGACCTCCATGTAAAAGTTCGTATATTGCGTCATCCAAACTTTGATGTAAACGGATTTGACCTGCACACACAAACAGAAATTGGAGTATTTGATTTGATATTAGGTACTGCCACAAATTTAAGTTTGCCCAACGGACGTACTATAAGTATTAATGTTCCACAAGGCACACAACCAGGCACTACATTAAGCATACACGGACAAGGTCTCCCAAACTATAATACAGGTCAAGCAGGAAACGTATATCTAAATATAAGAGGTATAGTTCCTAAGAACTTAACAGACGAACAAAAAGATATATTAAGGAAGTTATGAAATTAAAATTAGTATTACACCCAAATGAATGGTTAGAGAAACAAGTTAAGCCTTTTGATTTTAATAGTCTTGATGCCAAAGATGTTGAGAAACAAATGATTGATATTATGGATAAGAATGCAGGAGTTGGTCTAAGTGCTAACCAAGTTGGTCTTGATGGACAAGTTTTTATTTTAAAGCCACACGAAATGGAAGGCTTTGATGAACCGTTTGCACTATTCAATCCCGAAGTTGTTAAAATAGATGATAGGGTTATTGAAGGTGAAGAAGGCTGTTTAAGTTATCCAGGTTTATACTTTAAAGTTAAACGTGCAACTGCTTTGGTTGCCAAGTATCTTGACTCTAACGGCAAAGAGTGTACAATAGAGTTTGTAGGTTATAATGCAAGGATCTTTCAACATGAATATGATCATTTACAAGGCATAAACTTTACAGATAGAGTAAGTAAACTTAGATTAGATATGGCTAAGAAGAAACAACAAAAATTATTTAAAAAATATAAGGTGGATGTTAAATGGTAGAACCGAGCGACGAGTTACAAGCAGTATTCGATAAGTCAATTAATGACGCTAAGAAGTTAAGACACGAGTATGTTACTCTTGAACACTTGTTATTCTCTATGCTATGCGTAGATAACTTTGTAAAAGTAGTTGAAGGTGCTGGTGCTGATCCTGAGTTCATTAAAAAGAACATTGAACATTATCTCAAAACAGAATTAAACGAAATTAAAGTCAAAGATGACATTAAAAAGTTTAAGCCAAAGAAAACTGCAACAGTAGAACGTGTATTAAATAGAGCATTTACACAAGTATTGTTTAGTGGACGTAACAGTATTGAAGTTACTGATGTGTTCTTAAGTATTATGGGCGAAAAGAAAAGTTGGTCATACTATCATATTCAAAAGTCAGGTCTTACAAAAGAAGGCTTTTCAGATTACTTAAACACTGAATTAGATACTATCTATGAAGATGAAGAAATGCGTCAAGTTGCTGAAAAGGCTTTACGTGACTTTACAACTAACCTTAACAAAGAAGCAGGTAATCAAAAGATTGATCCTGTAATTGGTCGTGCAGAAGAACTTGAAGGCATTGCACTTGCATTAGGCAGGCGTTCAAAGAACAATGTACTACTTGTTGGTGATCCAGGTGTTGGTAAAACTGCTATTGCAGAAGGACTTGCATATAATATTGTTAATAAAGCAGTACCAGAGTTCTTACAAGAGTATTCAGTATATAACTTAGACATTAGTGCTATGTTGGCTGGATCAAAATACAGAGGTGACTTTGAAGAACGTTTTAAACTTGTAATGAGTGCAATTAAAAAGCAAGGCAAAACGATTGTATTCATAGATGAAGCACACATGATGAATGGTGCTGGTAATGCAGGGTCAGGTGGGTCGAATGACTTGGCTAATATGTTAAAGCCTGCATTAGGTAAAGGTGATATTAAAGTTGTAGCATCAACTACTTGGGAGGAATACCGCAAATACTTTGAAAAGGATCGTGCATTAATGCGTAGGTTCCAACGTCTTAGTGTTTCAGAACCTGATAAGAATGTAACTACAGAAATTTTACAAGGTATTAAAAAGTATTACGAGGAATTTCATTCAGTTAACATCACTGATGATGCAATTGATGAAGCAATTAAGTTAAGTGTGAAGTATATGGCTGATAGAAAACTACCAGACAAAGCAATTGACTTATTAGACTTGGCTTGTTCACGTTTTAACTTAAAAGAAGTAACAGTACGTGTTGTAGGCAAAGAAGAAATACAGTTTGAACTTGCAAAAGCAGTTAAACTACCGCCAGAACAAGTACAACAAAAAGAAACAAGTAACCTTGCTAACTTAGATAGCAATCTTAAGAAGCAAGTATACGGACAAGACACTGCAATAGATGAAATTGTAGATAAGATTCTTGTTGCACAGGCAGGACTTAAATCAGAAAACAAACCAATTGGATCGTTTGTGTTTATGGGTCCAACTGGTGTAGGTAAAACGGAAACAGCAAGACAACTTGCAAATGAATTAAGTGTTGAACTTGTAAGATTTGATATGTCAGAGTATCAAGAGAAACATAGTGTTGCAAAACTAATTGGATCACCTCCAGGATATGTAGGTTATGAAGATAGTGCAGGACTATTGATTACAAAATTACAAGAACACCCGAACTGTGTATTACTATTAGATGAGATTGAGAAAGCACACCCAGATGTTTCACAAATCTTGCTACAGTTAATGGACAACGGAAAAGTTACAGGTAGCAACGGTAAAGAAGCCGATGCAAAAAATGCCATTCTGATTCTAACAACCAACCTTGGTGCAGAACAGGCAGAGAAAAATGCAATCGGCTTCAATGAAGATATGGAAATGGATTACGAAGATACTGAACTTAAAAAGTTCTTTGCTCCAGAGTTCCGTAATAGACTTGATGGTGTTGTAGCATTTGGTAAACTTGAGAAGAATGTAATGATCAAGATTGTTGGCAAGTTCCTTGTTGAACTTAAAGACATGCTTACAGAGAAAAAAGTTACTGTTGATATTACAAATGAAGCCATTGATTACCTTGTTGATGTAGGCTTTGATAGTAAGATGGGTGCAAGACCTTTACAAAGAACTATTGATAAAGAGATCAAGAAGGATCTAAGTAAACTATTATTGTTTGGTGCTTTAAAGACAGGCGGACACGTAGTTATCGATGTTAAAGACAATGCTATTGTACTTGTTACGGATAAAGCAACAAAACCCGTAACTGTTGATGCATAAGCCTTTAGATAAATACATGTATGCCAAGCAATAGCGAAACAATTTTATCAGCAAATACACATCCAGGAGACAGTACTGTTACGACTGTAACAGGAACTGATTACAAAGGTGATGGGTATTACGGTCGTGCAGATGGTTTGCACACTGTACAGTACAATTATGCAGGTCTAACGGGTACTATTAGTATCCAGGCTTCACTTGCTACTACACCTGCAGAAAGTGACTGGTTTGAAGTACACTCTTACACAGCCGCAAACGAAACTGATAATAAATTTGCTAACTTTACAGGCAACTATGTTTGGATTAGAGCAAAACTTGTGTACACTGATGGTACTGTAAACAGTATCATGCTGAATCATTAGGAGTTATTATGGAAAGTATTAGTATTATATGGCAAGGTAAACAAGACGATGTTGATGCTATTGTTGCAGAACAAGTACTAAACTGTACAGGTGAAGCACTTAATGAATCAGAAACACACTTCCAAGTATTTGAGTCTGACAAAGGCGAAACTATCCTTACTATTGACACCCACAACAAGTTAAACGAAGCACAAAGCAATGAAATTGCTGAAGATATAGCCAATACGTTATTCGATATGGGCTTCTCCAAGTTCGATATAGAGATCTCTGTATAATCTTTTAGTTGACAAACTGTGATAAATACTTTATATTAGCAATATAAAGGGTTATTATCATTATGAAAACATTTCAAGAATATTTAAAAGAAGCGGGTTTCCGTGAAGGTAGTAACGGCATTATCTTCAAAGGTAAAGAAATAGATACAGACACTATCGAATACGATATGCAAGATTATAGTGATATGATCTTTGTTATAGATATTGGTGTAAAATACACAGACGGCACAGAAGTTGACGATGAAGATATGGACGACTTACAGGAACTTCCTGGAATAGTTGATTGGGTCTCTGATGATTACAATGACAGAATGGCCGACAAAGCAGACATGTATAGAGATGCACAAAGGCACGGTGATTTTGAATCAGCAAATGAAGAAACGGATCCAGAAGTTTCAAATGAAATGTATGGAATGATTTCCGATTTGGTTGAAAAATTCTCTAAGTTCAGAGGCGGTAACGGAGACAGATTACCAGACGGTTACATACAGTGGGCATTGAACTCAGGCATTACTACAGACTTTGTTGAAGAAAATGAGGCTGAAGCAATGAGGGAAAAATACGGCGAAGAAGAATTTGAAAATAATCCGCTGGGACACGTTGACGAAATGCCAATTACAAAAGCGTTTCTGGATGAAATTGAAAAAATTACAGGCGATGATGACATTGATACGAATGCAAGAATTATTGATAAAGTTCAGTCAGGTGACGCTGATGAATCAACTAACGAAGGTGCATTTGATAAGGCAGATAGAATTACAGATCCAGTAGAACTTAATTTGTATGGTCCAGAAGACATAGAAAATAATAGTCAACTGAGTGCAGAAGAACTTAAAGACGAGTTAGAGGGTGATATCTATCATTTAATGGATAAAGCCAGTGATGATTTTACTGACAATGATCATATTGCGGATGAAATGGGAGACCACTTTGCCAACATGCATCTTAAAGCCGACGATAAAACATTAAGTTGTTATATAGCGATGAGAGATTTAATTGATGCAGATCCAGCAGACGTTTATGAGACAGGTAAGAAATGTCTTAAAATATTAGGTGCTCAAGAACATCAAGATCAGGAGCAAGGTAACAAAGGACCAAAAGGTCGTCCAGCCGCAGATGCTTATGCTGGCGGGATGGAATCAACTAACGATGAATTAGCACGTATCAAAGAACTTGCTGGGGCAAGTATTGACGAAACATACGATGACGATGATGCATTTTACGAAGCATACGGTGAGATGTGGTACAATGAAGATGATATTGTAGACGAAGCAGAGTACCAAGGACGTAAAGTTAAACTTGGTAAGCCTATGCAAGGTGACGTTAAGAAGTTTAAAGTATACGTAAAAGATCCTAAAACAGGTAATGTAAAAAAAGTAAACTTTGGACACGGCGGATCAAGTGTTAAAGGTAAAGCAATGAGCATTAAAAAGTCTAATCCTAAAAGACGTAAGAGCTTTAGAGCAAGACACAACTGTGATAATCCAGGACCACGTACAAAAGCACGTTACTGGTCATGTAGGAAGTGGTAATATGAATATAGATGATTTAGGTATTGGTGCAAACGGATTTGATAAGAGTCCATCATATGATGTACCTACGGATTTAATTGTGTTTATGAGAGATGATCCACAGTTTTACAGAAAGTCTTATTATCCAACAATGTGTGGATGCCAATCATCTTACAACAAAGGTGATAAAGATCAAAGCATGAAATTATTAATGCCTATGATTGATCAAGCAATTGGACAATATACTAAAAAATACGACTTACCATACGAAGCAAACGATCTTCTACCTATGGAAGAACGAAAGGAACTTGCTTCAGCAATCTACGAAATGGAAGTAGATGGGTTTAAAGAAGGCGAGTACTAATGTTTTTAAGGGAACTATTTGAAGGCCCGGGAAAAGAAGCAAGTTTTGCATTAGGCAGAATGAATCCCGCACACAGAGGACATGGTCTTCTTGTAGAGGCTATCAAACAAGGTCCCGGTGATGCATTTTTATTTTTAACAGATCGTCCTGCTAAACTTCCAACAGATCCTTTAAGTCCACAAGAAAAATTAGATTGGGCACAAAAAAGTTTTCCAGATATTACTATAGCACTTGCAAAAAATATTTTTCCTGTTGCTGTAGATTTACACAATAGAGGTTATACTGACATAACAATATTTGAAGGCGAAGATAAACTACGCCCATTGTTAGAAAAGTATAACGGCACAGAAGCCGCACATGGTTTCTTTGACTTTGCAAGTATCAATCAAAAGAAACTTTCACGTGATGCTGATGCAGATGATGCCAGTGGTGCAAGTGCAACAAAATTAAGACAAGCGGCAATGGACGGAGACTTTGAAACATTTGAAAGTAATGTTTCGGACGCGGCTAAACCATATGCTAAAAAAATGTTTGAAAAATTACAAGGCATATTAAATGTATAGCAGTATAGAAGAACTTAAGAAACTTGCAGGTGTAAATGAGTGGAGTGGTTACTCTGAATATAAACTTGACGAGAACCCAAGTGTTACTGCTACGGCATTAAAAGCAAAAGAAAAGAAATTAGGACTAAAGCCAGGTGATGCTGAATGGTTTAAACTTTGGTTTAGTCAACCTTTTTTAACAGGCACACCAACGTTTAGAGGACGTAAGAAATAATGAGATTTGTTGATATAAAAGAAAACGGCGGTCGTGTTGTAAAAGGTGTTAACACTACACCTGATGTTGGCGTTGATGCTATCAAGAAACAAGCGGCCAAGTTTGGAAACACTGTAGACAAAGACGGTCGTCCACCTACACTATCTAAAAAAGTAAAAGGTTCTAAAACAAACGTATTGTTTAATTTAGGAATGGCTGAAAGTGTTGAAGAACGTTCATTATCTAAAGGCGAAGAAAAGAAAAAAGAAAAATACGTTAAGGGTATGAAGAAGTCTAAAGGTGACTTTAAAGATCGTTATGGCAAAGATGCTGAAGCAGTTATGTATGCAACTGCTACTAAGATGGCAAAAGAAGGTCAAGTACACGAACTACAATCAGATGAATTATCAGAAGCAAGTGAAATATACATTGACATGGACGGTGTGCTTGTTGACTTCTTTGGTGAGTGGACTAAAATGCAAGGCGTTAAGGATTGGAAACAAATTAAAAACGTTGGCAAAGCATTACAAGACATTAGAGATACAGAAGATTTTTGGCTTAACTTAAAGCCTACACCTAACGCAGATAAACTGTTAGGATTAGTAAAAGAAATTAGAGGCGAGTACAATATTCTAAGTGCTCCTCTTGCAGATGATCCAAGAGCAGAACCACACAAGCGTGAATGGATTGAAAAAAACCTAACTGCGTTTCCTCCTAAGAAAGTTATTATTACAACAGACAAAGCCAAGTATGCTACTTCAACAGGCGGCACACCTAACATACTAATTGATGACTTTGGACAAAATGTTGCTAAATGGGAAAGTGCAGGCGGTGTTGGATTTAAACATAAGGATCACAAGTTTGAAAGAACTGCTAAAGAACTAAAAGCACATTTGA